AAGAATGCACATATAAAGACAAAGACGGAAAAGAACATACTTATAAAAACATCAGCGATGAAATTCAGGGCGTATGGAGAAAATTATATAACAATGATATTTTTACCGCTGACAGTTGGACAGATGACGAGCTTTTAAAATGCTATGAAAAAACAGTCTTTGAAGAAAACAAAGTATATTACGGAGTGCCTACAGAATATTTTCAGAGTGTTATTGATGATGTAAATGACTTTGTATCATCCTACAATTATAACGACAGTGACGGTATGATTGACTATTTTGACGTTAATTTCTACGACGGTAAAGTTGATTATAGAGACTGCAAATGCGTTCCTAAAACAGCCAGAATCAAAAAGCAGAATACAGCCCCGGCACCGACAGAGAGCACCGAAAAGAAAGCATCTGAGCAGATCGGCACAACTGGAGAATCTTATACAGTACAGGAAAGCCAGCATACAAAAACAGGCGAAAAGATTTACCTTGTTAAATGGTTAGATACTCTCAGCAGGGAAAGTTACAAAGAATTATCTGCACAAATTAAGAACATTGGTGGTTATTATTCCAGATTTACGCACAGTTTTATTTTTAAAACTGACCCGTCAGAAGCTTTGAAAGGGGTGAAAATTGCATGAACGAAAATTGTGTAAAATATTGTTGCAGGTGTCCTAAATTGGGCGCCTGCGAACATTCACAAGGCGTTTTATTTAAAAAATTATTCTCACAATATGGATATTACAGAGAGGATACAAGCAATAAAAAAATAGGAATTTATGAGCAGCACCCGGAACAGCTTCACACCGAAAACGAAATTTTGAGATATTTTGAACGCTCACAAAAAGATATAGATGAGCTGCAAGAAACTATATTGCAGTTAAAAGCATATCAGGCAGAATTGACACGCCGTTATAATTTTGTAAAAACTTCGCCTGTTAAAAAGAAAATTGTATTAAAACGTCAACAGCGCTGGCATGAAAACGTGTTTTATTACATATTTTTCTATGATGTAAATTTGAACGATGGTCATGAAGAACAGACAAATTGTATAAAATACGCCGGTAAAGATAGAAAAAAGGCTTTGGATATGTTCAAACAATTAAAAACCAGCAACCCCGGCGCAGATTTTGCAGAAGATATAAAAATATGATCTTGGTTAATGAATAATAATTTCAGGCGTAACGGTTCCCGCCGGGTTCGATTCCCGGCAACGCCTTTTATAACCCGGCTCCCATGGGTAGAGGGAAGAAAGAGAAAAAATGAGAAGAATGGACATTAGAACAAATGCAACAACGACAAACAACGATGGTTTTGAAGTAGGTGTTTTAGTAAAGCCTTTTTCCTGCGAAGGCAAAGAGACTTGGTGTGATTCTGCAAAACGCACACAAGGCGCTTTAAGAATTTACCCAGAATCAGAAGAGATAGAAGTAAGTATCTTTAATGGATGTGATCCGTTCGTGAACGACATATTATGTTTTGTTTTAAAAGATAGAGATATTCAGATGCTAATTAGAAATTATTATCAGAAAGGTAGAAAGCATCCGTATAGTATTAGACATAGCTTTGGCCAATCTGGAAGGGAGGATATTTATATTAACTTTCCTGATAAAACAGGATTGATTGTTAAAGGGAAACATTTGCTTCATATCTCTTGCTTCGGAAAGATCAGTGGAATAAAAAAGATATATATTGGAGATTTTATGGAGATGTTTGCAGAAGGAATGCAAAACGAATCCAGTTTCATGTCGCATAATTTCTGCTATACCTGCAAATACGAAAAACCGTATTTTGCAAAAGATGCGACTGTGAAAGTAAGTAGATTAAGTTTATAATAGGAGGAATATTATGTCGAAAGCTAAAAGAAAAAAATTAGAACAGGCTGCAATTGAGGTTGTAGCCGGTTCTATGGAATATATCGGAGAATATGATCAAATTTGTAAAGAAGCCGCAAGTCTTACAGATTCGGAACTATTGGAATTTTTAGAAAAATATTCTGATTTAGAGCAGTAAAACCACTGCTCTTTTTCTGGTGCCTGCATTCGCTCCGGGCGGCGGTGGTTCATGACCTGTGCTGGGACTTCACTGGGGCTTGTTCTCCGGTTTGATGCACATTGACAATTATATATATCTGTATCGGCTCCTATTTGACGTTTTAACGGCTCTTATCGTGATTCTGGTATATTTTATCGAAAACATATAAAACCACCTTAAAACATCAGATATCAAGTTAATAACATGGATTGACGGCAGAGCATAACGGGGTTATTATTATTTTGTATAGCTGTACGGCTGTAAAAGGGAGATCGCATGAGTAAAGTAAAATACGTGTATCCATATAAAAGCACTGGTAAATGGATTACGCAAATAAATTATAACAGCAAGAATTACACACTTGGAATTTTCGCAAGCCCGGAGGAGGCCGCGCAAGTCCGCAAAGATGCGGAAACCGCAAAGAATAACGGCACGTTCCCGGAGTTCTTCGCGAAGCTGCGCCCGGGTGTGCAGATCACAAACAACAATATAAAACGATGCGTTGTCTGCGGGAAAGAGTTCGAGAGTCGTAACGGGCGACTTGTGTGCGGCCCGGAGTGCAAAAGGGAACGGCTGCGGATGTCTTACGCAAAAGCAAATTCCAAAAACGCTTATAAAAAAGACATCGTAAAATACAAAAATCTGCATCTTAACAGTTTCGGGCGCTGGGAGGTTAATGTATACCGGGATGGCGCAAAATATTACCTTGGCTCTTATTCTGCCTTAGAAGACGCCTTAAGCGCTCGTGATAGTTTTACGGGATGCACAGGAAACTACGCAGAAAAAGCGGAAGAAATCCGATCAGGGGCGTTAGCGACACAAGCACAAAAATGGTGCACCGGGTACAAACACGCTCAAGAGTTCTACAACCTTAACGGGGATTTACTTGTCCCCTGCTCTTACGTTTGCCCGGACGGTTATAAACTGGGACAATGGATACGCTCACAGCGTATCGCCAGAAAAGGCAATTCATACGCCCAGACCACACCGGAGCGGGTAGAACTACTCGACAAAATCGGGATGGTTTGGGACGTCAAGAAAGTTAGAAATACTTAATTAATACAATCATATCTGATTAGAACAAATGTTTAAAATTGGTATTACCGGGCAATTCCTGTATCAATTGCAGATGCACTGGAACTGGAAAACCCCGGAAAAAAATCGCAGAAATCTGGAACTAATTCAGACCTGCGATTTTTTATGCTTGTTAATTTTGGCGAAAATTCCGTAGAACGTACATCGGCGTGCTGTGAATTTTTTTTGAATTTCTATTGACTTTTTAATTCGTAAGAGATATTATTATTCCAACGGATATCAATGGTGAAAGGCGTCCGGAGCCTCATTGATAGACGGATAAAGTATAACACATGGTGTTGGAAGGTGATAGCAATCAAGCTGCCACCTTTTATTATTTCATAACGTTCAATTCGTCACTTCTGAAATTCTTTTTATTCTTTATAACGTTTGAAATTTTAACATTTCTGCGCTTCTGTCGGCTCGTTTCCTTGTTCCTGCGTTTCGCTGATTCCCTGCTGATGGTTCCCATGCCTACTCCTTTCTGAACATCTCCTTCATGTTCTGACTCCGTGAATTGAGGTTTATAATTGGCACATCCACAACGAGTTCATCCGGCACGATACCTACGATTACAACCTTTGTCGGCTCTATTGCATCCAACATTTCTTTAAAGTTCTCACAAAACTCTATCCTGGCAGACTTTGACCGCACTCTGCCATTGGTACAACATGATACAGTGCTTCTGTGTGGCGTTCCGTCAAATATCCATGGCATTTCCTTTGGGCTGATAATATTTACGGACGGAATAATTTTAACGCCCATAACCGCCCAATAATAGCCTAAAGCATGGTTTCTGTACAGGTTGTAGATGTTCAACGCACTTGGCATCCCGGAAGCAATTGTGAAATCTGGGCTGCAAACTGAATTGAAACATTTTAAGTGCTCAATGTACTGGTCCGGCTGATTCCATACCTGCAGAAAACTTTTGTCGTCAATGTAAAAATTTACGGTCAGGTCCTTGTGGCCTTTTAGTGATCTGGATTTTGAAGATACAAAGTCAATCGACTTGCCTGCTGAGAAATCCACTTTTGGCAACACCGGTATCTGGAACTGCCCGTCAAGCTCTGCTCCGGTTATCAGGTATTCTTTCATCACATCATATGCGGTATGTATCTGCGTCATAAAGCCCACCTCCATAGTTATTATGTTAACACATTTTAGGCAACAAAAAAAGACCGCATTTCTGCCGTCTACGATGATTTTACCTGTGTCTCACACACAAGTTTTCCTCCTATGGTTTTAATTCGAATATTTGTTCTTGTTCCTTACCTGTTCCCTAGCCTGTTCCCTCGAACTTTTAAACGCCTCTAAAAAGCACAAAAAACCTTGATTTTACAAGGTTTTCGTTAGCAGCCAGTACGGGAATCGAACGTATTTTAAAACTGCTATCTTTCCCATAAAATCAACATTTCTAACATTTTTAAGGTGTTCCTTTTTGTTCCCTTGCTGTTCCCTCTGCCGAAATAACCAAAGTTAATTTGATACTACCATAAACTCATCTATGCTGTCCATGATTTTCTGCTTTTTCTTGAGGTCCTTTCGGTCTCTGTGATAATAGTTCTCGGAACACGAAATATTTGTGTGGCCCATCTGTGATGTGACCATCTGATTATCTATACTGTGATCGAGTAGTATCGTACAATATGTCTTTCGTATTTTGTGCGGTGATTTTTGAATACAGCCAGTTTTCTTGCACACTGTTCTTAACCGGTTCCTGAACGAATAAGTATTTAATCGCTTTCCATCTTTAGAAAATATATATTCGCAGAATGTCGACATATTTCTAAGTTTCTGCAATATCCATATACACCCCTGAGGAACCACTACATTTCTTACGCCTGCTTCTGTTTTCGGAAAGTCTTTCACTTCAAAAATACCTTTATGGTTTTCAAAGTGCCTTACTTCCGTTCTTCTGACTTTAATCGTACTGATATGTGGTAGCCAGTCATTCCATTTCAAAGCGCATAGCTCCCCAACTCTCAGACCAGTTACGAACATAAGCATAATGCCAAGATTTATTATATCCTGATTATCTTTTAAGTAATCAATCATCCTGTCCATTTCAGCATCATTAAATACTTCTTCTGAATCTTCTTTGATATTTCTTTTGAAAGATTTATCGGTGACATCCAAGTCATAGAATAATTCCTGCACGTTCCAATCAATCAGCTTGTTGCGCTTTGCCCATTTTAGAGTGCCTCTGGTAATTGTCTTAAGATTACAGAAAGCTTTAGCGGTTAGATTGTGTTCGCTGATCTGTTCTTCCAAGAAGTTGCTGATATCCTCTGACTCAATGTTTTTAATTCTGCGTTCGCCCATGGTTCCAAAAAAACGGTTAAAGTCCTGCTGATATCTCTGATAAGTTTGTATTGAAATCTTATTCAAATCAACCTTACGCTGCGCCCATTCCTCGAACACACTCCTGATTTTTGGGTTCTCTACTTTCTCACGGTGCGTCTTTACGATCAAGTCCTCTAAATCCTGCTTAGACCGACGTTTGAACATCTTCCGCTGTCCGGTTTCGTCATAAGTCATACGGATTTTCCAATATCCATCAGATGCTTTCCACATGCTGTCCCTGTATTCTTTTAAAATTTCTTCCCTTTTATTCATTTCAATTTGCTCTTGTATGTGAGACAAATTGATGATACCATTCTCAATTGCATATTTCAAGTCGTCATTATTCATAAAAATAAGGAGGAACCGGGATATCCTTTCGCTGGCCAGCGGCTCCTCGTTCCTCCTTTCTTTCACACATAATCAAAAATATTCATCTGCCCTTCCGGCATATCATCTTCAAGATTGAAGAATTTACAGGCAGTAAAATTTCCATGCCAGTCCCGATCGCCGCCGTACATCAGACATTTTCCTCTCTTTCCGTCCCTATAAAATCTGCATTCAGAACATTTATGCTGATACGCAGTTCCACCGGAACGTTTATACATTTCACTTATTGTTCTCATTTCTTTTCCTTTCAAAGGTTTAAATTCTCAAAGCTGCTCTTCTTTTTGCTCCTGTTCTTCTTTTAAAAATCCCTTTCATTACGCATTCTGTCGGTAGGCATCCTCTCATGCGATCATTGATAAGGATGTAATCGCAAGTTCCAAATGATAACCCTCCAGAATTATTATTTGAAAAATAATCACAATGCTTACATTGCTTTTCTTTTAAATTCTGAATTTCTCTGACAGACATTTCACCCCATGGTTTAACAGCTATTTTCACTCTCTTTACCTCGCATTCCTTGTACCATCTTCATTTTCAAATGTTGTGCTATATGTTCTCTAACAGATTCCTCTGGAAATGGGATTTCGAGCGACCGTTCTAAAATCCTATTGGTGATTCTCTCGTCATATTTCAGCTCTGATATCTGACAGTTGCTCGTGAATATAGTGATTTTCCTGTCGACATACCGCCCGTTGATAATGCTATAGAATCTTTCATTAATCCATTCTTTTCCAGAATCAGCACCGAAGTCGTCAATGATAAGGATTTCTGTTCTGGACAAATCCTCTATCAACTTTCCCTCCGTATTCCCTTTGCCTCCCCATGTATTCTTGATCTCATCGAGGATTCTTAGGGATGTGGTGAACTTGACTGGCTTCTGGTATTTCTTCATAATTTCATTTGCCAAGCTGCATACTGTTTTAGTTTTGCCAGAACCTTTTGTGTTTGAGAAAAGATATAATCCTATTCCTTTCTCCTGCATATCAGGAAGATTTTTAAACCAGTAATTTACCGCCTGAGCCGCCTGAGAAAATACTTTTCGGCTCTCGGTGTTCAAATATACACTTGACTTCAAATCGTTGAAATTTGAGCCTTTAAACACGTTTGGAAGCTCTGCAAATTTCAATTGATTTTCAAGGATTATTCTTTTTCTGATTCCGCAAGGGCATTCCTCGCAATAGGGAATACCGCTTGCATCTCTTACCCATCTCCACCCGCTGTCCCCACATTCAGGGCATTCAAGCGAACGGGGTGTCTGATTCTTCTCCGTTCCATTCTCCAAGTGGGACAAGTGGTTCGACATTTCTTTGAGCTGCGTCAGTTCCATTTCGCATATCCTCCCTGTTGTGGTATTTGTTTTCGAGTATCTTTAAAAAGTTGTTTGGCTTCACGAACCATTCAAAATTTATCATAAAATCAGTTTTCTTTCCCATAAGAAAGTCACTGTTTTGTACATTTTTCAGCGCTTCCATTACCTTGTTCATACCGTATTCTCGGATTCTCGCTTTCAGCATTTGCGTTCGTCTTGCCGTCATTCTTGCGATTGGCTGAATCCCGAACTGCTGAAGCTTGTTCCACTCATCAACCACTTTCTGCACATCTCCGGGCTTGACTAAATCCTTTTCGCAAGAAATCTGTTCTGGAATCTCCGGCATACGTTCTTCCTCTGATAATTCTTTCTGGCGTTTTCTATGCTCTGCGACCCGTTTTCTGGTCTGCTCTCTGATTTTTTCAAGCCCGTCAATGTTCTGATGCTCTTCCCATCCGGGAATTGAAAGTAATGTTCCATCTCTGGTTATCATGCCGAACTTTTCAAGAATTGTAAGCGCAAGTTCAATCACACTTTCATCAAAGTCCAGCTCGTCAGCCAGCATTTTATTTGTATATGGGATATTCTCTGTCAGAAATATAATCCCGTTTGAATTACAACGCCCTGCCATCGTCAGGAGCATCATCCAGATCAGCACAATATTATTTCCCTCTGGAAGTTTTCTGATATGCCGGATTTTCTTGTTGTCAAACATATCTATTTCTAATCGAATCCAACTCACCTTTGTCATTTAGCCACCTTCCCGTCTGGTAAGGACATTTCCGTCCTTACCACATTGATTTTCGGATGAATTTCTCCATTAAAGAGTCCATCCAGTTTTTTGTGTGATTTTCACAGCTATCATCTTCCTCTATCAGGATACCTTTGCGGTCACACAGCCCGTTGTCGTTTTCAATACAAGTTTTGCATGTTTTATCTGTCATTTTCCTCGCCCCAATCTAATTTCTGCCCGCACTTATTACAATAAAAATCTGATTTATAAAGTCCCTCTCTATTGCAAACTGGACAGTTACCTTTTGCCGTATAGTATCTGCCGGAAAAATCAAAAATAGATTTGATATTATTTGGTTTCATTGGAATCTGCTTTTTCAATGCTTTAATGGCTCCCATTCTAACTTCATAAGTACAGTTACCACCATAAGCTGTGTCATCGTAGCTTAATTCTTTTAATGCTTCTTCTGGTTTCATATTAATCCTCCACTCCAAACATTTTTCTCAAATTATGTTGATAACCTTTTGCCATCTTTTCGAGGTTTTTATAACATGGCCTCAGTGTGCATTTTTCTTTATATCCATCGCATTTAGTACCGAATAAGATATAGTTTCTACATATTCCATCTTGGCTAGCGCAACATTTATTCATTTTTCATCACATCCAATTTCTTCTCTGCTGCATGTTAGTTCTCCTCTTCATCATCAATCTCAACAATTTTTAAGTCTGCAAAATCGCAACACATCGCAAACCCATCAATCATTTTCTTTTTAACACCAAACACTTCCATAATGTAAGAATTATCCTCCATGATTTTTATTACATCTGATTTTTTGACATATTCAGCCATTCTTCATCTCCTCCAGTTTCTTTACCGTTTTCCTGTAATCTCTGTTTGCAGACCGAAACATCATCAGAAGTATTTCAGATACAGGCCTCGCTCTGTTGGCTCGTTTGGCTTTCTTGGCACATATAAGTTCGTTTCCTTCTGGGACATATATTCCTACATGATACGGGATTTTCAAAGATACTGTTGCAGCTAATTCCCCTGGCATAACCAAATAATTGTAATCTCCAATGAAATTCAATCCATGGCCAGATTTGAAATCTTCAATAGATGACTTGATTTCATAGCAATAGCAATCACCTTTTTCTATCCCGGAAACACTATTGTTCACTGGAACAAATTTCATATAGTCCACTCTAACTGCATGGTTTGTAGAATAATCAAACGTCACCTCTTTTGCCCAGTAGATACGAGGATCGTTGTTCGGATTGATTTTCTTTTCAATCATGGTTGATAATTCTGCCGTAATCTCAGGCCTTGTCATTCTTCATCTCCTCCAACTTATTCACAGCTTCTTCACGGGTGAGGAATAAAAATTTTCCAAATTCATTGTCATAATATCTGCAACAACGTCCCCTTTGTGCAACTGACTCTGCAAAGTAACATATATTTCCAAACATGCTTTGACAGATTTCTATTTTTTTAATTTGACATTTTGTATAATGACTGTCTCCTGGGAAATAGCAAAAAACTTCTGTTCCAAGCTTACACGGCAATTTCACAAGCAAGCCCTGTTCTTCTAAGTCTTCATAATCAGCAAGTTTGGTAAGAATTTTATCCGCAAACGGTTTTAATAATCCATCCGTAATTTCTTCTTTTGCAACTCCTGTACCATCAACATTTCTTTCTCTTTCTGTTAATCTCTCCATCTACTTCACCTCTTATCGCTTACTTTTTATCGCTCGTTTTCATCGCTTGTTTCTGTAATTTCTCTTAAGCAGGCATTCCAGCCAATCGCAATAATATCTTTTTGTGATTCTATATTGTCGATCGGAACGATATACTCTTTTTCTCTGGCAGTGGCTTCAATGGACACCAATCGGGTCTTGATTTGCTTTCGCAATCATAATGTTCTTCTGTCATCAGAACTATATCATAATCCAAACAGTCAGCTAATTCACACAAACCCTCATATTCAAGTTCACCGCAGTATGAAATTCCGAACGGTCAATCATAGCAATTCTCTGGTGTATCTATCACTAACGCTGATTTACTCATATGTTTCACTTCCTCTCAGCATCAGGCTCAAAGTATTATACCCCGGACAAGTCCTGACCCCGTTTCTAGTATCTCTTAACAGGACACAGTACGGATATAATGCCATGACCTCATAGACGTGTTCTGTGGTGTCTTCGCCGTGCTGGTCGATGTATTTGAAACACTTACCCGGTCTAAGAAAATATCTTGCACATACATATGCTTTTGTTCCGAATCTCATACTTGCACTACTCGTTCAACTCTCCCCATCCTTCACGATTTTGATTGCAACTTCAAACGCATCAGTTTCACCCTCGAAATACTCCGATGCTTTCTGTAATGCAGCAGTTCTTGTCTTTTTTGTTTTCAACTGCTCCACAACCTTGTCCACATCAAAAACTGTCGGCTGTTCATTGACGCAATCAATAAACTCTTTCTGGTCAGAGCTAATACTTGTGCCAATTTCCCAAATTTTGATGTATTTAATTAATTCGTCTGCATCTATTAGTCTACTCATTTAATTCCTCCACTTTTTACGATATCAACTGCTTCATTCATCTGTATGGTGCTTATTGTACATTATCGCTACACATGCAAGACCAGTCACTCCGAATATGGTTCCGAGGGTAAATCCTAATATGAATGTAATCATACAACCACCTCACTGTCCGCTGGCATCTGATAATCAATATGTCCATTTACATAGGCTTCCTGAATCATGTCCAGTACCTTGATAGCTTTTTTCTTTGTGGAATATTCTCCGAGTAAATAACTGCATCCAGTGATATATGATGTTATAACTGTTTTTGTAGTCCCTCCTGCAATTTCGATACCAGCTGATACATTAAAATTAACTAATATCTCTTTATTCTGACTTCTGATTAACATTTTGCGTCCTCCTTCTAATTCTCAATCTCATTGTATTTAGGTTCATAAGGCTTAGGATATACCGTATATCCACACTTCGGGCATTTGATTTCCGGCGGATAGTATTCAACCCATTCCATGTTTCCACCACATTTTCTGCAACGAATGTATCTCTCTATTTTATTTAGTTTCGTTTTGAAAAATGATGTGTAATTATTATTTTTCATTACGTCCTCACTTTCCCCACGTGAGTAACTGACACGCTATTGTGCAGTCCTCCATGATTGATTTATCCAAACGCTACCTGTCCATTATTCTGCATATAAATTATCGGTGCAGCTTTACGCTCTCCGACTTTCAGATACGGGCAATTAGCTTTCACAAGTGCTTCTGCCATAACTGGCACAACACTGTTCCCGATTCTTGCTACCTGTTTTGCAATCGGGTAATTTCTCCATTTATAGTCCCGATCAATGATGTAATCTTTTGGAAATCCCTGCATCACCTTTAATTCTTCCGGATTTAGCATTCTGAGAAAGATATCTGAAATAATGTATTTCTCTCCATGGATATCAACCAGAACATTTACTAGACCAAATCTATCTTTTGTGGTGATAGTCCCGAGTGGCTCATTAAGCACCTGTCCGCATCCTGTCCCATAATATTTAACCAGAAAAGCGGATATCACACTGAAGTGACCGGGTGATGTGGTTATTGTATGCAATGGTTCATCACATCCCTGACCGATTCCAGTCTTGTAATACTTCGTGATAAAAGCTGTCACGAGACCATATCTGTTTGATGTATCAATAGTCTTAATTGGCTCAGTCAGCAATTGTCCTCTGGAATCGCCTTGTCTGGTTTCTCCGTGATATTGAATTATGAATGCCAGTGCATCTTTATTCTTCACAATATAAGGATCTGGATTATCAACGATATATTTCTTGATTCCATTTGCAATGCGTTTCTGTGTCGCTTCCGCTAATGGTTTCGGACGGTCAAAGATGCTTTTGCCTAAGTCTGACCAATCAATGTAGTCTCCACACTGTTCGTATCGTTTCAGACCGTCTATTCCGAAACGATTATGCGTAGGATTTGGCCATACTATCTGTTTTCCATCTCTGCGAAACACTGCATACCAACGTTTCCTTGTAGTTGGTGCTCCATAATCCGCAGCTACCAGTTCCCGGCTGTCAAATTCATAACCAATATTTTTCATTGCTGAAATGAATTTTCGATAATCTTCACCGGCTCTTTCCTTGATCGGATGTCCTTTCTCGTCTAATGGTCCCCATTGTTGAATTTCTTCCACGTTCTCCATAATGATTACATCTGGTAGAATTGCTTTTGCGTGCTTATATACAGCCCATGGAAGAATGCGAAGCCCCTGTTTCCTCGGCTGACCACCTTTCGCTTTTGAATGGCTTGTGCAGTCCGGGGAAGCCCACATCAACGCTACGTGCTGATTTCCGACATATTTCTGTAAATCTACTTTGAAAATATCCTCTGTCAGATGCAGTGTTCCAGGATGATTTGTCTTGTGCATCAGGATAGCGTCGGGGTCGTGGTTGATCGCTATGTCTACTGATCTGCCGAGCGCCATCTCAATTCCTACGGATGCTCCGCCGCCGCCGGCAAAACAATCTATGATTAAATCTTTCATTTTCTACTCTCCGGGATTCTTTAATACAATTCCTAGCTCTTCTTTAATAGCGTTTACGTAATCAATCCATTCTGCCAGACCGTCATTGATGTAATCAGCAGCCCGGTCAAGTCCATTTCTGAATCTCTGACAGCGCTTCTCGCCAAAACCGAAATCATCATGCAGAACGGCGATTGACAATATTACAAATGAATCCGCTATAACCTCTTTTATCTTTTCTGATGCTTTATCAAGGTCTTTTACTGCCAGAGAAGTGTGTATCCCGGTCGCACCCCGGAACTTGCATTCCTGTTCGAGGGCTTCAATCCCGCCCTGCCGAACAATTCGTCTGGCAAGATCAAGGCCGTCCTCCCTGCCTCGCTCATATTCACGCATTTTATTCATTGTGTTAGACCTCCACTCTTTTTTAGTTTTCCCATCCAACAGCTCTCCTTATCTTCTGAGTCAGAATGTCAAATTCCATTAACATCCTGCGATCATTCTTGTTTGAGTATGCGATTGTTTGCTGCCCATCATATATGACCACATATCTTCCGTTAATGCTATATGCCCCGCTGATTGCCTGCGATATCTGACTTCTTGTCTTTCCTGTCAATTCTGATATTTCAGCAAGCGTCAGCTCCCCGATATACTTTGAACCGTCGTATACGTCATACAGTTTCATGTTTCTTTACTCCTATCAGTTCGTATGTCCTGTGCGAACCAGTTCCGTGAAATACGATCAATCCATCGTCCTCAAACTGTCTTAGATGCCTTTGAACAGCACTCCTGCTGATATCTAGTTCCTCAGATATCTTCTTGGTTGTTGGAGTCCCTTTGTGAGACATTGCGTATTTACGGATGAAATAATAAATATCCTTGCGGTTCTGAATCCATTGCATGTGTTTTTGATGTCGTAATGCGTCCATATTCACGATTCCTTTACAAAAAATCTTCTATGCTTATCTGACTGTTTTCCTCAAAAACAAGCATTTCTTCTTTTGCTCTCTTAAAGAAATTTCTATCAATTTCAAAGCCGAAAGCATTTCTTCCTATTTCATGTGCAGCTCTTAACGTTGTCCCGCTTCCGCAACATGGGTCTATTACTACATCTCCGGGATCAGTAAACGTTTCAATCAATCTTTTTAAAAGTTTGACTGGCTTTTGTGCCGGATGAATTTTAGGAATATCTTTTCCATCTTTCTCCCAATCGAACCAGTTAAAAACCATGTGCCCTGTACCTCTGATTGTTTTTCCGTTTTCGTCGATCTGAACGCCGTTCCTAAACTTAGGAAGCCTGTCTCTGTAAAACAATAATGCGTATTCCGTAGCTCCAACCACACGCATATTCGCTTTTAATACTTGAGGGCTGTAATTTTTTATGAAAACAAGTGGGATATAATGTACAAAACCATGTTTTTCAGCAGCTTTAATCAATGTTTGCGTTTGTTCAAACGAGCAAAATACAATCATACATGGAGAATTGCTACTTCTTCCTCTTGGCACAGGTGTTGTATCTTCTTTTTTTAACATTCTTGAGCAAAAGTGAAAGTATTCATATAAGTTAAAATTAAAATCTGAATTAAAGGCAGCTTTTCCTGCTAGTTTACTTTCACCATTTTTATTATCCCCCCCTACATACCACATAGGGTTGCTCCCGTAAAAATTATTCGCTACATTATACGGAACATCAGCTATAACGAGCTGTGCTCTTGGAATTGCATATTTCTTGTAATTTTGCATTGAGTCTCTGTATATTTCACATTTTAATTTCATATTTCAAAGAAGCCCGGTGCACCCTTACGTCACATGAAGGCAAGCTCCTTTCATTTTTTATTCGTATGTTTTCTCATCAATCAAGTTCTGAAACTTTTCTAAAGCCCGGATTGATACTTTATTGCTCTGTTTTTCTGGTTTCAGTGAAACTTGCAAGTGTGTGTCTATGATGTGTGATAGTTCTCTGGCGAGGGATTTCTTGCCCTGCTGTATGCCTTGCATATATGTCTTTGGCGGTTTATATTGCCCTGTCACTTGCTTTCCTGTCGACTGCCCACCTGCTGTGATGTTATACATCTGAAAACCTTTGTCAGCAAAAGATTTGATTGTTTCAATTTCTTTCTGGTCGAGTTCACTCTTTTTGCAAGTCATATATGTAAGTTTCCATCCAGTAGGGTTGCTTTCACTGTAAAATTTATGTTTTTTAAGACTTAACGCTATGTGATCGTATTCTCCTAAATGGCTCGCACATCTCTCGCAAAGGCTAACTGCCTGCCCTACGTAGCTTCTTCTTATTCCTGCTTCATCAGTTCTGTAAAAAGCATATATGCCGCTTGAATATGGAATACCCGGGCATATTTCTTTTATTTTTTTCTCACGTTGACTTTTCATCATATAAATTTGTCTGTAATTTATTTTTTTCATTATTAAAAACTTATCACCTCGATTCATTTTTCGGTATATCTTTGATACCATTATGATACCACTACGATACCTGTATTGCAAGATAAAAATGATACCACTTTGGTATCTAATTGACACCGTCAGGCAAAAATGCTACAATGTTCTAAAAACAAGGGAGGGATTTCACATGACCGTCAAGTCTGATAAGACCAGAACTAATATCACGTTCCCGATACAGCTTAAAGAACAGCTTGAGCAGATTGCCAAGCAGGAGAACAGGAGTTTTAATAATCTGGTCATTACTGTTCTCCAAGATTTTGTAAAAAGTGCCGATAAATAGTCGGTGCTTTTTATTTAACTGTTATTCTCTCTGTCGTCCTCTACAGCCTCACCAAGGCAAGCCATAACCGGTCCTGACTCAAGCAAGCATTCTCTTTCTCTGGTATTCTTACCATCATCTGAGCGCCAATCCCCGACAATATATAGACTTGCGTCTGCGGTCAGAATATCTGTTTCCATATTCCAATGATTAATATGGATTTCATATGCAGCATTTGCAGAGATCACATATCTGTAAATGCCTTTGGTGACTTCTTTCCAGTCCTTTAAATTTGCTGATACCATGCTTAATCCTCCACAAATGGCGGCTTCTCATCTTCGAAGAAGCTTTCATAATCGAACCATTCATCTTTAATGAAATTTCCGATGATTTTCACTGAATGTCCAAGTCCTTTCGTAGCAACTCTAACATGCTTTCCTTTCATTTCTATCAGGTCATCTACGCCAACAACGTCCATGATTCTCATAATCGCTTCAAGCCCTGCCTTTGAACCTTTAAAGTTTTCCGATCCAAGGTAACCATGTCCTAAAACATATCCTCCGAATACAACGCCCCAGCCACCGCCAGAAAGAGTGAGGTCAAGGGTAAGTACTCCGTGATCTTTAAAATTCAATGATACATTTGTAATTTCAGCATTTCTTAATCTGTTTCCATCGTTAATAAGTTCTTCTTCTGTCCACTGTTTCATTTTGTTTCCTCCCTGTATGGTTCGTAAATTTCAATTTAACTATTCTTGCAAAAATCGCATTCAGTATTGCATTTTTTCCACTCATCTGAATATTCTTCGTACCCATCTGCTCCGTTCAAATACTTGTATGCAAGCACATTCATACATCTTTCGCAGGCCGTAGAAAAAACAACAAGTGCTTCCTGTAATGTATAATCTCCGCTGTTTACCATTGCCATTATGACATCTTGATTTCCACATCCAATACTTGTATGAAAGTCAATAAGTGGTGTAGTACCCGTTCCGTAATCCCACTTTCTTCCCCAAGGTTGCCACCACTTCTTTGTCTGACTGCACCCACAATTAGTGCAAGTATGGCCTTTCAATCCCCTTATCAGGTCTGTGTCCTTTTTCCAATATTTCCGTTTGTGCTTGCACGCTTCTTTTTCAGCTTTGCCATGCGCTACATAAACGTGTTCTGTTATTTGTAACGGAAAGCAGGAATGGTACGTTCTCGCTCCTTCTGGTGCTTCACATGCCAAATTATCTTCTGACTTAATTAAATTTCCATTTTCATCCTCATACCAAATTCCCAACTTTAATTTTGATTTATCAATTTCCATTTCTTCTCCTTTCAAAACGGGCATAAGTTCAAATAAACATCCAGTCCCGGTCTTGCGATCTGCACCAGAACATCATCTCCGGCAACGTCCTGTATTTCCCTCTGCATTACTTCCGGATTTCCCCATCCCTCTGACAGGTGACACAGCGTTATAGTCCTGAGCGAAGCGGTCTTGTTCACTCGGATAATCTCTTTTACAGTAGATAAGCTGCTGTGCCCCCGGATGGAGTGTTCAAACTTAAATGAGTCCTGCTCCGGCGATTCGTCCAGATGATTACATTCAATAAGGAAGTGATTTATTCTCATGTTCTTGAATGTGAACGGCAAATATGAGAAGTCTGTCGCATATATCAGTCGTCCACATTCTTCGTGAGATATCAAGTATGCAAAGTTTGGTGTCTTGTCGTGCGGGACGTAGAAAGGCGTTGCCCGGAACGAACCTATGTCCTTCGATTTCTTTTCTGGTAAGCCGATCATCAGCTCACCAGAGATTGTGTTTACACTCTTAACTGTCTCGTCATTGGTGTAAATTTGAATGCCGGACTGCATTAGATTCTGAAACGATTTCAGGTGATCTCCGTGTCCATGCGTCAGTAGACAACCCGAAACTTCTGATATCATGTAGGAAATTCCTTTTAGAATCTCTGAATATCTACATCCGCAATCCAGAAGTAAGATTTCGCTAGATTCGGATTTAAGTGCGTAGCAGTTCCCTGGCTGACTACCTGTGTTTATTACTCGCATGAACATTTTGAATCACCTCACTTTCCTTATTTACAAAATAACTGTTCTGATATTGTTTCTGACTGTTTAATTGTTTCCTGCATATCATCATAAGAATATGGGATTTTTTCTTGAGTTTTTTCTAATTCCGAATAAGAAACTGAAAACAGGCAATCCTGGAGCAGTTTAAATTCTTTCAAAGTCATTTGAATATTTATTGTTTTATCCCAATCTATTTCCGATTTTAATATCTTCATGCTTCCCCATCCTTTGGAAATCTAAATATCGCATCACCCATGCCGACAAATCTTCTATCAAGCATATCAAGTGCATCCTGCAACTTATCCTGTGTCGAGTACATTGCCATCACATATGGACTCTGCTGTATTCCTCCGGAAAATACCGCCTGTATGTAGTTGTCTGAAACAAGCAACGCTGTCATTTCATACGGAATATTGATTTTTCCATCCTGCGATATAATCCTCATAGTTCTCACCTCGTTTCTCGAAATAGTCTTTTACTGACTCATAGTACGGGCAGTTTTCACGCCGCCCGATACAAGCCATATATTTGCCGAACTTTCCTGAGTCGCACCGATCAAAATTGATGCAGTCGAAGTACATCATATGCGATCACATCTCCTCCTGCTTCATAAAATCTGGGATGCTTGATTCCTGCCCTGCTGCCTGAACTGGTTCTTTCTCGGCAGTCTTTACGACTTCTGCGACTGTCGGCTGCTTGGGCTGTTCTTCGATTGCTACTGGCTCATCTGGGATAAATTCTTCTGCATTGGCGTTCTGCTCGATTTCTTCCTGTACTTCTCTGTATGTAGCGTCCATCATGTTGTATTCGTAAGCCTGTACTGGATTGTCCCATCTTTTAGGAATGGACTTCATGATGTTGTTACGCATTTTACGAATAATCATTGATTCTCTTGACTGTGTTTCGTAATAAGACGGTGAAATGTACGGTCTTAACTCCTCGCAATCAATGATTGCTTCCAGTTCTCCAATGTCAGCGACCTTTTTCATGATCTCTTTTTTCTTTGCTTCAATTTGAGCTTTCTGCGCATCTGTAGCTTTATATCTGTCTGCGCAAATTCCAAACGTTTCATTCTGGAGATTATTCTTGATGTGCGCTGCAAGATTCTTCAGTACATCTGCTCTTTCGCAAGAAAGATATTCAATATGTCCGTCTTTATACTGAATTGGATATACGATACGGACTACCTTACCTACACCGGATTCTTCCCATTCTGGCGGTGTGATCTCTACGCCCTTATGTCTCGGAGGTGTATATTTGTCACCCTCTCTAACTTTCCAGTACGGGAATACTTTAGCCACATTGACACCATATCTACTTACAAGAGCGTCATTCCCATCGCCCTCAATCGCAAATTCGATTTTCTTCTCCCACTGAGGTTTCTGCCCTTTCGCCGCTATGTTTACGTTTCTAATCTGGAAATAACATTCTCTCGGCTGTGCATTTGCGTTCAGCTTCAATGCTGCTACTTTCTGCATAACAGACTTTAAATTTGATGTATTGACCGATTTCATATCAGTTCCACTTTCGTGAATCATCTGATAAATAGCCGCCATTGCTGATACTACGCATTCTTTTGAATATGAATCAAACTCCATTCCTCTTGTTTCTAAATCTTCTTTCATCAGGTCTACATAGCTGTTTGTCCATACTGAAAGAGTGGTGTTAAATGCTTTTACTTCTGCCATTTTTATTCTCCTTTTCTATTAATCGCAATAAGTTCTATTGCAAAATGGACATCCTGTAATTAATTCCTTTGATGCTCTCTCAATGGAAATTCCTTGCCATTCTTTTTCGCTTCTTGTTCGTCCTTTTTCGGAATAGATATTCTGCCCGCAACTGAAGCATTTTCCGTTACGTGGTGCAAAATGCGGATAACCTTTTTCCGTGCAATATTTTTCTTGTGCTTTTATTGCTTTTGAAATGTCATAAGTTTCTGCCATTTTTATTCTCCTTTTCTGATAATTATTAAACTTTTGTTACCGTCATATCCCCCTCAGCAACTTTCAAGAAAATCAACTGTGCATACGCCTTAATACCTGCCAGACTGCTGTTGTCCAGTTCTGCTGCACAGTCTACGAATATCGGATAACTCACGCCATAAAACTTCTGCAAGCCGTCCATGATAGCAATTTTGCCTTTCATCATCAGGGCTGTATTGGCGTTCCCGATCAGTTTCTTCCAGTTGCCGTCCTTGTCCTGCACGTACCAGATGCAAGCATCTACTACTTCGCCATTTTTCTGCGTATCGAACAGTTTCACCTTAACCCCGTCAAAATACTGATTTACCGCATCTTCAAGGGCTGTATTCTTCGCCATGCTCAGGGATTTCAGTTCATCCAGAATCATCTGTGCATCAGCTTTGCTCTGTGCGTACTGTTTCTGACTTTCCTGAAGCTTCTCGATCTGTTCGTCAATTCGGACATTATTGTTGGCTTCTCCAATTTTCTGATTGACTGCTGTCAGTTCCTGTTTCTTGCCGGATAACTGCTCTGAAAGCTGTTTCTTCGCTTCTTCTCCATTGTCCAGAGAATTAAGCTCCTGCTGTTTCTCTTTGATTGATGCAAGAATCTGCTGATATTCAGCGTTTTCCGAGAAGTCCGGCTCTTTCGGTATGGCTTCCATATTCTTGTTTTCTGCGTCCAGAGAAGTTTTGATCTGCTCTAATTCCTCTGTCAGTTTGGAAATCTCAGATGTGAGAGTTTCTTCCTGCTTATGTGCTTCTTTCATATCGGCAGACGCTTTGTTTCCAGTCTGAATAACTTCATCAAGTTTGCGTTTCTTGTCCTGTTCCCATTCTTCCTTAGCTTTTAACTGCTGATTGATTCTTTCCTGCTTCTTCTGCTCGAATCTGCTTTTTAACTGTTCAATTTGCTCTGCCGGAAGATTCTGACCACAAGTCGGGCAAATGGTATCTGCGTCCTTGAATATCTCGGATTTAATTCTTTCCAGAACTGTGTTGTCCCATTCTTTATCTTTGATTTTGGGATATTGCGTTCTGGCATCCTGCAATTTTTCAAGAAGATCTTTTTTTTGTGCTCTCAGGTACTCCAATGCGGAAGCCTTTTTGTTCAACTCTGATGTTTTGATATTCCTGTCTAATTCAAGAGTGCTAACTTTATTGCAAACCGATGATTTCTTCTCTAACAAGTCCGCTTTAGCCTTTGAGTCTATCTCTAACAGTTTGGTTCTTAACCCTGCCAGTTCCGCTTTAATCTCTCCAACTTTCTCGTTCCCTGCCTGTGCAATCTGCGTTTCGAGGTCAGAAATCTGTTCCTGCAAGGCATTCTTCTGCAATTCCAATTCGGCGGTATCAGCATCGACTTTCGCCTGTTCCATGCCGATAATCTGGTTTGGAATGGCTTTCAACTGTTCTTCTGCCTTTTTCAGTGTTGCGCTGTTCATGGCTTTAATTTCATCTGCCTTGTAGGTTTCAAGAAGTGGAATCAGCTCGGCACAATCTGGAACTGTCTTAGCAATCTCTAAATCTGATTTTCCAGCACCATCTGACATGGAGAACAGAATCTTTCTGGCATCTGCATCTTTCAGGTCTGTGAAGATTTCCATGTGAGATAGCATAAGGAAATTATCAAATTCAAACCCACGTTCTTTCAAATCGGCTTTAAAATCTCTTTCAGCTTTCGGAACGCCGTTGATTTCGTACTTGTTTGATAATGCAACCTTTCCCGGCTTTCCGTCCTTTGGCTTACTTTCTGTGCGCTTCTGGAACTTCGCTACGCTTACTGGCTTTCCATCAATTACAAGGCCAATATCAACTCTTGGCAGACATTCTCTGCCATCATCCGGCCTGATATCCGGGTTGCTCTTTAAACTGTAGTCCTTGTCACAGAACACCCACATATGAGCGTCTGCCAGTGTGGTTTTTCCGCATCCGTTCTTCCCGGAAACGACTGTTCTGTGTCCGAACTCTATTTTCTTTTCTGACTGGCCTTTAAAATCGGTCAATCTAATATCTCTTACTTCGATTTTCTTCATATTACAAAATCTCCAATCTTTTTACTGATACCTCCAACGCGGTTAACCATGATTGACTCTGGTCCGACCACAGTTCCCGGCTTTGAAATCTTCCACGGAGTTTGATTTTTGCTCCCTTTTTCAGATTTTCTACGGCATCTGCGTTTTCCTCCCAGCATAAACAACTGATTGCGTCTGATCTGATATATCCGGCTTTCTTCTTTCTATTTACCGCCAGAAGTATTCTTGCCAGCTTCCTGTCGTTGTTCGCGCCAATCATCTTTATTGTCGGCTTTTTAATCAGATATCCAGTCAGATAAACTTCGTTTGCATCGTGTTCTTCCAGTCTTTCAAGGTACTGAATGTCCATTGCTCTTACATATGCTACAAGGCTTTTCTTACCATCTTCCCGGACTGTTCGGCTTCGCATTTCACCATATACACTAGCAATCAGCTCTGTTTCTCTTGAAATCATATGCTCCGGCACAATAATCGGAAGAATGTCATAGGATGTACTCTTTCTAAATATTGTCATTCTTCCCTCGTACATCTTGGTTCCACCGTATTCTTCATGTGAGAATACGAACCCCGCCGGAATGTCACCTGATAAAAGCACTTGGTTCTCATCTCGCATCTTCATTTCCTAAATCACCTTCTTCATTCAACAGCAATAATGTCTCCACAAGAACTGCTGCCTGCTTCAAAACAATGTTACTGAGTTTCTTGTTTCTTGCTTCGAGTTTTGCGTTTTCCGCTTCCAGATCACAAATAATCTCGCTTGCAAGTGGTTTCTGTTCGTTGGATGTGTGTGTTTTTGACATAAAAAATGCCCTCCTAATTATTTATTTGATAAATACAGGAAGGTGTGTTATACTTGTCCTGTATTTAACTTAGCCAAATTAAGTTAGATACGCGGCTCCATGTGGTATGTCGGTACCTGTGGAGCCAACTTTTATTCTGAGTCGAGACCTAACATTGCGATACATAATTTCTTGTCGATGATTATGCTCTCGCCAGAGTTGAGGTATGCTTTGACCGCCTTTAGTCTGCCAACTAATTCGGCGTATTCCTCGGCTACGGTCTCTGCTCTGAAATCCATCTTATTTTCTTTCTCCATCGCAATCCTCCTCACAATACGGGCATTTGTTGTCCATCAAAATTTTGTTCAAATGGTCAGTTACTTTCTTCACATTTTCTCCCTGCTGGCAACCGCCCTCTACAATGCTGTACATATCAAACTCTCTTAATGATTCTTTCTTATATATGTTGATGTGCAAGCTGCATCCGATCTTGTAGTTTGCAAAATGAAATGCTACCGTTCTGCCGGTTTCTTTCTGAACTCTCCTGCACAACTGGTACAGCTCATCTACGGTCTTATCAAATTCATTTATCTTCATCGAAAAGCCCTCCAAGCAAATCATCAAATAATGTTTTTACAACTTCTTTGATTTTTTCTTTTTGAATAGTTTTAAATTCTTCTTCGTTCATCAGTCCGATTTTGACCGCTTCGTTAATCTCCTGCTTCACAGATTCCTCTGTTTCTTTGCCATTTTCCATAATGGTTTCCTTGATTCCTCGAACGATAACAGCTAAGTCAGCTATTAATTCTGCTTTGCTGCCCTTAAGTGTGATTTCTCCCATTTTTGTCTCAATCATCTTTCTTTTCCTCCGATTTTTTTAATTTCATCCGGGTAAATAACCACGAATGATAAGATAAACATTACGATTGCTACTGCAACCGGCTGTGATGCACTGTCAAATCTCCAGAACGGCAGGTACGGTGACATACCGCCGATCAGAGCTGATAGGATTAATGCTTTTGCCATTTTTATATCCCTCCGATATGATATTGAGTTTTATTCTGTATCTCCTTATAATGTCCTTACAGGTACCGCCATGCCGGGTAAAATGAAATGAGATAAAATTTTGCAATTATTACCGCATATTGATGGTTTTCATCAACACGGTGAAAAAGTTTCCGAACTGCAAGAATCATAGCAACAATTCCAAGTGTGATTGTGCAAACCAGTCCTGTCTTTCTTCCGACGCATTTACTGTTCCCGTGCCGGTAAGAAACGTAACTGCAAATAACCAACATTGCTGACAGGGGAATGGCGTTTAAAATGTTCGACTTGCATTCCCTTTTCAATCATCAACAACGGTTAAATCTTCTTTTACTGCAAATGGTTCAGTGACAAACACGCCAGATTCTTGAATAACGACATCAATCTCAACATGGTGTTCATTCACAAACTTCAATAAAAGTGTCGGTTCTTCTTGACTTCCACTTGTGCCTGCTGATATATCGACAAGTTTAAAGCCGATAATAGAATGAAAAATTTCATCATTGTCACCAGGTATGTGTAATCGGCTATCAATATTTTTCATTTGTTTTCCTCCTACTCAGCTAATCTTCCCTGTGCATTGCAGTCTCGAATCATAATCTTTGTATTTGCACATGGCGTCCATTCCTTGATATATTCAACTGCTTCCTGATACCTCAGTTTTGGAATGTTATTCCGGGCATTTACATCAAAGTAAGTTTTGACATCCCGGTTGCATTCTGCAAATACTTTCTTGCCGATCTCGTCGTAAGCATTGGATTTCTTGCCACCTAGCACTTCGATTACTACTCTGGAAACTAAATCTCCAAGATATTTCTGCTGCCCGTAGTCGATGGTCATTGTGTTCTCAAGTTTCTCGATTCGTTCCTCATGGTCTTGATTGCCCTGAGCCAGTAACTGAATCTGTTCTGCTACGGTCATCGGTTTCTGGTATGAACCCGTCTTGCGGATTGCCGGGAGGACTTCGTCCATAACCCATGACTCGAATTTCTCCGCTGACGGAAGTTTTGATTTCATAATCAGGCGGTACAAATCTCCCTCATTTATGTATGACATTGACTGAACGCCACTAGATGTAGGGGTGTCACGTTTCGTTACTCCCTTGCAATGGTCAAGAATGGCTTTTCTCGGATTGCTGTATCCAAGTGCTTTCGCAACATCTGTTCCAACAAAATACGGTTTCCCGTCAATTTCTATTGTTCGGATTTCTCCGAACTCTTCTGAGTTAAAAATCTGTAAGCTGTTCATTTGTCTCCTTTCGTGTAATATATTTAAGTCGCATTATTGCGACTATGATGTAAAAAAAATATCTATAGCTTCCTCTTTGCTTAAAGGAACTGCATTTACGATTCCGTGGATTTCTCCGATTGTAAATTTCTCTCCGCCATCTTTTAGTTTTCTGTAGAATGTGCTTCTGTCCATTCCAATTGCATTTGCAACAGCTTCCTGAGTGTTTCCACGTTCAACGATTTTTCCTTTAAGTCTAGCTATATTAACAACCATTCGCGTTCCTCCTTTCCAGTAGCATTAATGCAACTTTGTGATTATATATTACGCCAAAGTGTCGCATATGTCAATATATAAAATCGCATTTTTGCAATTATTTTTGTTGCATTTTTGCATCATTAGTGTTATTATGTATTCAGAAAGGAGGTGTGAAAAATGTCGGAAACTGGCGAACGAATAAAAGAAAGAAGAAAACAACTTAATATGAGTGCTGATGAGTTAGCAGAAAAATTGGGAGTGTCAAGGTCTACTATATTCAGATATGAAAAAGGCGATATTGATAAAGTTCCTGCCGAATATATGAATGTATTATCCAAAGCACTTCGTACTACTCCGGCTTATCTAATGGGTTGGGAAAATAATTTAGAAACAGACACAGATTTTATTCCAAAATTGATGTCAAATTCAAATATCGTTGAACATGTTAAGTTACTAATTGAATTAAGCGAATCTGATCAGAAAAGCGTTTTCGACATGATTGAATTTCTTCACAAAAAAGGCAGGGATTAATTCCCTGTCTTTTTTTCTAATATCCCCATTGACTCTTGAATGAAACAATCATGTTGTACAAGAATTTCATAAATTTTTCACTATCTATCTTTTGCACCATTTCAATAATCTCTTTCTTATAATCCATAAATAGCCCTCCCTGTCACAACTACCACCTACATCACAGTATATGTCCGGCTGTGGGAAATAGAACCGAACATAAGTTCGTTTTCAACATTATACCATCAATATTTCCCCGTGGCAACTGCCAAATATACACATGGACTTTTGTTATTTCATAGGCAAACTTCTCAATTCCAAAGAAAATTGCGCTTTCACAAATATAACATCTGACATTGCAAATTTCTTTGATCTCGTTCAACTCCTGCATCTGGGCGGAACAAATTTGTTCCGTAACTTCCTTTGTGATCTGCACATCTCTGCGGTGCCGTTCTGCTATATCATGTGACGGTATATGCACCGCACAGAATATTTCGTAAAATATCAGGATGAGTACGACTATCCTGTATCTGTTCTTCTTCATTATTACCAACTCTTTCTAAAAATATATCACGCATTATAGCACAAACTTGTGTGATTTTTCCGGGAAGTGTAAAATCATGGAGTTTTTCTACAAAAATAATCTACTTTTTTAATATTTTACTATGCACAGTTTGTATGAGGTGGTATAATATTATAAAATTTTAACAAGGGAGGGGATTGTATGAGCAAAGGCGAAAAGAAGAAAGATTCAACCCTGAGCGTCATTTCCTGTATTCTGGCAGGTGTGGCATTCATTCTTCCATTGCCAATTATCCTGTCGTTTCCACTGGCTCTGGCAGGAGCAATTGTAGGATTAGTAGATATTGGCACAAAGAAAGAGGAATATAGGCATATTGGCTCATGGTTCGGAATTATTGTCGGAATTATTGAAGTAGTTTTTATTGCAGTGCAGTATATGAGATTTCTTTAGCAGAAAAGAGGGTTTTATGAAAAAGAGAGTTTGCGGAATTATAACGATGTGTGCTTTTTTATGCATTTCGCCTGTCAATGCCAGTGCTACTTCCTTTGACAACATTAATGAAATGCTTAATAAGATCAATGGTGAAGATGGGTTTGTCGAAGCATCTGAATGTGTGATTGACAAAAACACTAAATCCTTGCATCTAAGCATCGTTATAAGTGAGAACGTGCCAGATGATGAAGTTGGCACATTTGCTTCAAAGGTTTCCAGTGTATTGTCGGAAGCATCTCAGCAGGATTGGTATGATTATGATTATGTTACCGATGATTTCTATAAGAGCGGTTATGATGGAGTAGTTCTAACAAACGTTTGGAATTTCAAAAATGATACTCTGGCTTGCTCAATTTGGGATGATTCGCTATCAATCACGCGTCTTTCAGACGGAACTAAATTAAAAGAAGCTGTTTTAAAAGACGTGGAAAGCGAAAATTCTAATTCTCAGGAAAACGATTCTCTTGATAATACCGGCAGGCTAAATCCAGGTGTTTATATTATTGGCGAAGATATTCCTGCCGGAAAGTACACCTTTTCAATAACCGACGGAGCAGGAATTATCAGCGTATATGACAGCTACGATGATTATAAGAATGATGATTACGAACATTCAGAAGAATACCATGTCGCTTCAAAAAAATATAAAGAAAGTCTTGATTCTGACTTAGAAAGCATTAATTCTTTGTATTCCAGTGAAATTGGGAATCTACCGTTAGAGAATGGAATGTGCGTAAAAATAGATACTGTTTCAGTTTTGTATTTAGCGAAATAAACAAGAGGGGCAACCGCCCCTCTTTCTTTTGCCTGTCGTTCTCGCAGGCAGTCTCTCTATCCACACATCCTCCCGGACACAGAAACCATATTTTTCGAATTATGTCAAACTTTAATGCTTTACACTAACAATTTCAAGTGCTACACTTTGTTTGTGGGACAATAATACCACAAGCAAGAAGAAAAATGTGTGTACTGTCAAAATCATGGCGTATTTTGACAAATTGAGACTACGAAAGGAGGGTGCGCATATGAGAATAGCCATATGTGACGATAACCAGCTTGAAGTTGACTTGTTTAAAGAGTGCGTATCGGGATTCTTACGGCGCAAAAGAGATTATCGCTATGAAATCAGCGAGTATTCAGCAGGTTATCCGCTTGTTGAAGATGTGAAAGAGGGTAAATGGTACGATGTAATTGTACTGGATATGATTCTGGAAAATGAGAACGGTTTGGAGATTGCGAACCGGCTCCGGGATATTGGATATGATGGAAAGATTATATTCTGGACAGCCGACGATTCTCATCTACAAGAAGCATTTGACGTCGGTGCTATGCAGTATGCGGTCAAGGGCAAGGAATACGGCAGAATATACCGGGCTATTGACGAGATTCTGTCACAGATGAGGGACGAAACATTGACGTTCAAATTCCGCAGACAGATAAACCGGCTCAAATACGATGAAATTGAATACGTCGAGAGTCAGGCAAGAGTTTGCCATATTTTCGCTACAAATAACCGATGTTTCGTGACCACTTGCAAGCTGAACGATCTGGAAGAAAAGTTGTCTGATAAGCGATTCTTGCGCTGCCATCAGAGTTATCTGGTGAACATGGATCACATTCAGTCGGCAGGTGATAATTTCGTCATGGATTCTGGGGACATTGTCCAGATAAGACAGAATGGAGCAAAGGAAATTAAAGAAAAGTACGAAGAATACATAAGCTGACAGCGAAAAATGACCGCCAACCCGGGAAGGAGTAATTGGCGGTCATTTTCATTTTCAACACTTAATAAATAAAAGGGTTTACAATACGAACTACTATATCGAACACATTTATTATAGCATTATAAAAGTCATATTACAACTGTCATTTAGAAATATCTGTAATTCTGGTGAATGTTCCTTTTGGAATAAATTCAAAAACGAACCCATCATCGTTCGGATAAGGGATGCGGATGAAGTACCATTTGAGTCCCGAACTGTCGGTTTCTGTGTACTTCATTACCTCTACAACTGCACCTTTTTTCAGTTTTGGAAACAGTTTAGACGGGCTGCTTTTGCTCGATTTTGTATAGCATTTTGTGTCCTTTTTTATCTGCGCAATGTAGGCTCTAGTGTTCTGTTTTTTGACTGTATCTGAGTCTGAAACTGACGTTGTATTTTTAACTAAACTGTAATTTGGAGTGCAGAATTTTGTTCCGGGAAGGTTGCTGTTGTAGTAACTTTTCTGGCATACACCACCACCATTTGCGATAATTGTAGAGCCACCAGAAGTATTTCCTTCGACTGTCCAGAACCGATCTCCTGACACTTTTATTACGATTCCAGTATGCGTAAATTCTCCGTTTCTGTAGAAAATAACAATGTCTCCGACTTTTGGATTGCCGTTCAGAGTAAACAAATCCGCCATTGTCGGGCAATAAACGTATGGCCAGTGTTTCAAAAGTTTCTTCGCTGTGTCTAAGCCGAATGCTTTCATCATGCACCACGAAACAAATGCAGCGCACCATGGCTGTCCTTGATAATCCGGCTTAATATCACGCCAATATTTCGTATAATTATTTTCTCCGGCATTTGCTGTCTTACTATCAAGCTGACTATTACTTGCCTTTTCAAGATATCCGGTTTCATTCTTTGCGATCTGGATTAATTTATCAATTGCGTTCATGTCTGTCTCCTCACTTTCTGGAAAATATGTCTTTAATGCGCCATAAACAAATCTCTGCCTGCTCTCATATGCCCCGACTTGATTCCCTGTGTCCGTCTGGCAGGCTGCATAGAGATTATCGAGCGTATATGGCTTCTGAGTCTTTGCCAGAATCCTCGTTACTGCTCCCTGTCCGCCTTGGTGTCTAAAGTTCACACACATAGCTTGCGCTCTAGCGTCCGTAACGCCCTGTTTAAGGGCTTCTTCTGCATAGGTGGCTAATTGTTCATCCATAAGGCTATCTTGGCATTTAATACCCAAATCGGACGAAATAAGGGCAACTATGGTGTCGGCAAGCTGTGACACTCTGGAAATATTAAAGCATTCCCAGTTTGCAGTCTGAACTTGTTCCAGAAGTCTGACCTTGTCCATCTTCTCCCACTGTTCCGGGTCAGCATCGTAAATTCGTTCCAGAAGCGCCTTGGCTTCGGTTCCGTACCACGCTCCTGCTCCAATCGTGATTGCATGTTCATCTGAATTATTCTCATAGGCTTCCGTGAAGTCCGAATAATCCTGCTGTCCGTAAACCTGTCCGCCGGTTTCGACTGCATAAATAATTTTCCTGAGAACTGTTTTCTGTTCGTTTGTCATATCGTGTTGCTCCTTTCTGTTAAATATGCCTTGTAAGCTCCGCATTTGCCCCTAAAATCAATTTTTATATATCATTCGAGGATTTTATCGAATCGCAAATAAAATCACTGTATGAGCCAAATACAAGATTGTTAATAAAAATGGTTCGCTTTGGGCTGAAACGAATTGAGAATGTCAGGGTCGAATAGCACTTATTCGACGATTAATATATATCTTATATATATATTAATTATATTCTTATTCTATTTCTTATTCTTATTCTATTGCGTTACATTGCGTTACTGGTAACGTTATTGTAACGTTACATTGAGATATTATGTAAACGAAAATTGCTCGTTGACAGAATATTTATTTTTGGATTTTATTATTTTCTCAGATAATTGAATTATTCTGAAAACAAGCAAAATTTACGTTTACAAATTATTCATTTTTTATTTTCGATATAGTTACATTTTAGTACGGTCAGGACTGAGATTTTGATGGTTTTTGGGCGAATAAGGGCTTATTTGAATTTTTCAGGAAAATGCGCTCTTATTTGGGGTTTTTATTCGTTTTTACAGTGGTACCTCATCTATGGAATACACTAGGCTGTAAACATCCGAACTGTATTTATCGACATTGAATTGCTTATGCACATACAGTTTATTATTGACAATTGTAAGGCAAACAGCCCCAATAAAAGTGTATGAAGCTTCTATTTTGCCGTAAAATATTCTTGTTATTTTCTCGCTTTTGCTCATTTCGTATATTAGTTTGGGCGTTCCGCGTGTTGTTAAATTAAGCTTGTATACACCATAAGGATACTTAGAATTATGTGAATCAGGGTTTGATATAAAGTACATATTATTTGCATAAAATGCGCAAGGAGTCTGTATACGCATACCCCAGTTTCTCCAATCTAAAGAAGCATCAGTGTCTTGCCATGCAGAATAAACAAGACTGTAATTTTCTCCGTCATATTTGTGTACATACGCACCATAATCTTTATCAAGTTTTCCTGTCATATATACAAAGCCTTTATATCCCCCCAAAGACACATATGAAGCAGAATCTCTTCCGGAAAATAATATCAGTTTATCTGATTTCACTTCTAATAAAGCTTGTATGAACGGATATTCGGAATACGGAGTTAGAAAGCGGTTTGATTCAAGGAATATTTTTCCGGATATTTTGTATTGATTTGAAACATAATCTGTCGACGAAGGTTTGCAAGATATTTTTTCGATTTTTCTGCTTCCGATGTTTTTTCCGTTTTTATATTCATACACAGTCGGAGAAACATTTGTATCTGGTCTTGGCGTATATGAGGATGATAATTGATTGTAAAATATACAATAAAAAGTATCATCATCTCCAACATAGAACCCTTGAAAAAACATTTTTTCAACTTTATCGGAATTTGAATAATGGAAAATAAGTTCTCCCTTGTCAGAGTACTTATAAAAGTCTTTGATATTTTCAAAAAGCCCGTCTGTATGAAGGATATAAAAATAGTTTTTATATGCTACCGCAAAACCTGCTTCGTTTTGCATTATGTTGCTAAAATCATATATTATCTTGACTATTGAATTTCCGCCAACAAAAAATGCGAATTTATTACTGATCGCGCCTCCTGTTCCTTTGAAACCATAAATTAAATTAACTAATGTAGCTCCTGTGGTTGTTGTGCATTTGTCGATTGCGGCATAATCAACTATATTCTTTCTAATGCCACCAGATTTTTTCCACAGCAATGTATCTCCACCCCATATCTCACTTGTTTCTTTACCTTTGACAGGAAACCCAGTGATTTCCTGTCTGTTCAAAAACGCCTTATATATCATCTATTACTCCTCCTCGAATGTGAAATACAGTGTATCCGTTCGGTCGATTCCTGCGGCTACAAGAGCATCATAATCAGCTTTTTTTATTCGCTTTACACACCTTAATTGTGCCTTTTTTAATTGCTCGGAAGTGCTGCCAGAACCACCAGAACCGTCTGTAAAATCATCAATCGTTGCCGGCGAAAATTCAGAATCCGAACCGTCCGTAAATTCCGCGTAACTGATTGTCGGCATTTCAGATCGTGTAAGGTTGACTGTTCCAGATATTTCGGGAGTATATTTTCCTAACTGCTGGCTGTTACTATTAAACGGTGCATTGTTGGCAGAATAAGTGTCAATCATGTCTGTAGCGCCGATTTTGAGTGTCCTGCTCATGATGTATGAATGAACGTACCATTGCAGTTCTGTAGGCTCCTGATCGTCGTGCTGAATCTGCTTTTTATAGTAGAGTTCGACTGCCTGTCCAACCATGTTCAGTGGGTTTCCCTGAACCTCGGCGGTATATCCCTGCGCACGATAATATTTCCGCAAATCTTGATTTACGAATACACCATAGCAAATCTTCATAATTGGTTCAGCCCTTGAAATACCGCCATATTCATCTGCATCCCAAACGTAATTTAGCCAGTCTTCGTTTCCTACAAAGAAGCTATTTCTGTTGTAATAAACGTTGTTGTCATACGCTTCTTGCGCTGTATAGTCGCCTTGTGTAAAGCCAAAGGCTCTATTCGGGTCAGGATCACAAAATATAACATTTGGGAACCAGATTCTGCCCTCTTTTGCGGTAAAACTTTTGAATGTATCGAGATGGATTTCCTCGTTGTTATAGTACTTATAAATATTCTGATTATCGGTAGTTTGACCGTATCTGTAACTGTTCTGGCGAAGCTTCAGATACTCAAACTTGCCATCCCTGTTCATCCAACCAAAACGGTCATTCTGCAAGCATAAATCTTTCAAAACATTCACTACGTTCATCTCGTTTGAGTTATTCGTATCAGGCACATAGGTGTCGTCCCAATGTAACTTTGTACTGACCTGTTCAAGCCCTAAAAACTCAAATAATTTATCCCTAAATTGCTTTTGAGTCAGCTTTTTCTTCTTATCAGTCGTCTGGTTTTTATACCATCGTGCAATGTCAGTATTTCGTAATTTATACAGATAATCGTATGCAATAAAATTACGTGTCAGGGAGTTTGCTTTTCGCTCTGCACTGTCGATTTCACCTGTGAAAATTTTGATTTTTGTTTTTTTTCGCTCAATGTAGACTTCGATTTTTCCAGACGGGTAAAATTCTTCCGAAGTTCCATTAAACTGATCGTGGTGAGCCTGAAATGTTATCTGGTTGCAGACACAACCGCCAAAAATGAAATAGCTTTCAGAACAAATAGACTCCTGCAAAGTAAGCGTATTCTGGTCGATATTTTCATTTGTGAGGTCAGCAAATTCGCCGTTGATCCAGTGTACTGTTACATTTATTGGATCGGTTTTTTCTTCTTCAATTTCACCAGAACCGCCACCAGAGCCACCGCCAGAACCGCCACTTGAACTACCGTCAAACGGATTATTTCCGTCGTTTGTGACTTTAATTTGAAAGCTATCAGAGCCGATAAATTTGGAAACGCCGTTGGTTGTTGTATTATAAGAAACCGTGATAGTCTTGGAACCTGCGGTGGAACTATCAAATCCAGATATGCCATAATCTGTAATTTCTTTCTCGGTTCCGTCCTGCCTTACTGCCGCTACAGTTAACCCGGTTGGGTCGAACGATTCCCCGATTCTATAATAAATCTTATTTGGGTAATGAGAAATACGGATTCCAACAGTATCAGGAACTACTTCAACGGTAAACGTTGCAGTAAACGACTGATATGTAACCGTAATAGTCTTTTCTCCTGCTTCACTACTATCTAAATCAGACACAGTATATCCGTCTGTTAAAACTTCTTTTGAGCCATCTGTCCAGACTGCCGAAACAAGCATTCCAGAAGTGTCTAGTGTATCTCCTTTGGAGTATTCTACCTTAGTTGGTAAAGCCGTGATTTCTATTTTAGTGATTTCTATGACTACAATATCAAAGGTAGTGGATTGTGCTTCGTAAGCTACATTAACGGTCTTAACTCCAGCGGTTGACATATCTGGATTTGATAATGTATAGCTTGTTGTTTCTTCTACTCTTCCATCGTCATAAGTTGCGTTTACAATCAATCCAGAGCTGTCAAATTCTTCCCCCTTCTTGTATTTTAACTTATGTGGCAATGAACTAATCTCAATTTTGACAAGTTGAACTTCCACCCATTCAACTGTTGCATTTGAAGCCGACCAAGGAGAGCCAGGTATGGAATCTTTTGTTTGATTAATTTTAATCGTTATACCAGAACTACCATCGAAAGCACCACTAGCAATAGTTTTTACATTTTTTCCAATATATACTGTTTTTAATTTGGGGCAAGCTTGGAATAGTGCGTTTCCAAGTTCTTCTATTGACAAGTCATCTGAAATCGTAAACGTTTCAAAGCCACATCCGCCAAAACAGTAATTCGGAATTTTTTTAATATTATTAGATAATTTTATCGAATTTAGCGAAGCGCACCCATTAAAAGCATTTGTGCCGATTTCCGTAACACTATCTGGAATAACAACATTGTTCAGAAGACCGCAACTGGCAAAGCAAGAAGCAGGAATGCTTGAAATGCCTTTCCCTATTGATATAGACATCAATTCTGAACATGTAGCAAATTGACCAGTGCCATTCCATTTTACAGTCCCGTTTAAAGTCAACGTTTCGATATTCTTCCTGTTAAAAACATTACTATAAATAGTACCTCCGCGAATAACTAGATTTTTTGCAGAAATATTATATATAGTGCCCCCTTCGCCAGACGATGCAAATATTGCATCGTTGCCTCCTATTTCCAAGTTTTCAAGAGTGCCCCCTTGGAAACAATATGGCATACTCTTGAGTGTCGATGGAAGAATCAAATTTTTCAACGAAGAACAACCACAGAATGTACTTCCCCCAATTTCTTCGAGTCCTTCGTGAAATGTCAATTCTGACAGATTCGGACAGTCGTTAAAGCAACCACTTGAAATTTTTACAAAAGATTCTGAAAAAGATAAAGATGTCCCTAGATATTTATTGAAGTTACCGACACCAATTTCAGATATATCATTTCCAAATACAAGATTTTCTAAGCTTGAAAATTTACTACCGAAATTACTCGGAATCTTAGTAATACCGTCGCTAAATACAATCTGCTTACATCTTGTGTATAATGAATTTGGGCAGGCTATACCTTCTGCATTGTCAGATAAGTTATTATTAAATTCGCCGGTTCCCGAAATACTCAATATATTTGTTTCGAGATCGAATATTGCAGTTACATCATCTTTAGTAGGCGTTCCGATTTTCACCGAAAAGGAATCTAAAACTTTTGTTGAAACGGTCGTTGACACTCCGAAATACTCGACCGTTATCAGTAACGAGCCCGGTTCTGTGACCACTACATTATTAACTGTATATCCACTTGTTACATACTCGAAGCCGTCCGAATATGAAACAGTTATGCTATATACGGATATATCTGTAGTTTCTCCAACAAAGTATGTGTCTGATGAATAGTTTCCGCCAGTTATACTCAATGGTTGCATAATTGTAACATCGAACGTAGTTGTTAATATTCCATAGGTTACCGTTATCGTATTTGTTTTTGGAGAACTGCTGTCAAAACCAGAATACGTGCAATCTTTTGTAACATCTATGGTGTTTCCATCACTTGCCGTTGCAGTAACCACAATGCCCGTAGGATCAAATTCTTTTCCAATGTGGTAATTTACCTTGGTTGGCATTGTAGTAACGGATATTGCGGTAATAGCGGCTTCTGAGACGGTAATCTCAAACGTTGTGGTTTTGCCGGATGCAGTAACGATTATGGTCTTTGCGCCTGCGGAACTGCTGTCAAATCCCGATAATTCATAATCAGTGATAGTTTCCAATGCTCCATCGCTGTATGTTTTTGATATTTCAAGTCCCGTACTGTCAAATATTTCACCCTGATAGTATGTAGTCTTATCTGGCATTTTTGACACAGTAATTCCAGTGACGTATTTGTCTTCAACAAATTTCTCATAGCTAACTATCTGCGACACACCTGCGTTTTTTACTAGAATCGAAATTGGCACTGTAGAAGTTGCGGAAATAGTCAAGTCTGTTGTGGCCTTTCCGTCAGTGATTGACGATATGCCTTTATAATAACTGCTCGTAGGTATTTGAGTAACATTGATAAATAATGTCTGTCCTTCTATCAAGAATACTTCATATTTCAGCGCATATGTTGAATACGTCAACGAATAATACACATATCCTTCAACTCTGATTTTGAGGAATCTTTTTCCTGATGCAAGTGTCCCTTCTTGGCGGTAAACATAATAAATCGCGCCATTCCTGTACCAGATTTTGAGTTGTTCAGCATTCTGCCCGAAACCGATGAAATTGTTTCCTGAAACATATATGGTACTGGCGGTCTTGCCCGCATAGGTAAACCAATCAACGCCTGTGACACTGACTACATCATCATCGTGTTTCACATTGTTGACAATGGCAGTCATCCCGGCCGTCGTATTCAATAAACTATCAAAAGATACTGTATTTGCCATAATCATCCTCCCGTCTATAAAATAAAAGAGCACATGAGCTGTGACACCCATGCACTCTGGTTGTTAGTATTCGATCAGTGCGAACCGCATCTTGTTGTAAAGAATGTTCTTTGTTTCTTCGTCCACATTGATAATTTTGTAATCCACATCGGGCATATAAAAAACACCTGTTTTGTAGGTGTTCTGTTCGTCATCCCAATACGTAACCTTGTACTTTCTTTGTGCTCTATTTACTAGTCCAGAAGCAAATACGGACTGCAACTCCATTTTCTCTGCCAGATAAAGAGGCCTGGTATTGAAATCAATCTTTGTCTTAAAATTCGGGCTTGTATCCCTATGCAAGAGATTATTCAAGTCCCTGTATGCTTCCACTTCTGTTCTCTGGTTTGGAGTTGCAGTGTAATCATCGTAGGCGAGGTATTTGTTTGGAACAATTTTGCTTCCAAACTTCAAGAGCCATCCTTCAAAACTGCTACCTGCAATAAAATCACTCATTTACCTCACCTACCTTTCAAATAATCCGAATCCATTGCGGTTTCTGAACTGTTCGTTTTCCTCTTGTAAATATCCGACTAGGTGACCGTCTGCATAAATTGCCATGCCTTTGACAGCTTCCCGGATAACCTGCGCGATATTCTGATTGTTGTCGAATGTGTTGTTACTGATTGCAATTACTTCACGGCGAATATCGTCACCAAAAGTACCATTCGCAGATACCGGCTTCTGATACATTCTGGCAGTCGGAACAGCCTTTATATTGGCTTCCATTTGCGGGAGCTGAATACCCTGTATAGATGTACTTATATCCCCGATTGTAGACTGTAATGCCGGAATCATGTTCTGCATACCTATCTGAAAGCCCTGCATAGTGTAGCTACCAAGTTCTTCAAATACCTGAGATGGGCTGTGAATTTTGAGAACTTTACGAAACGTATTTGATATATTTTGTGCGATCTTTTGCACATTTGCATAAAGTTGTTGTGCCGCTCCTACAATTCCATTATTTAAGCCAATAATAGAGTTCCAACCGATATTATACAGGTTTCCAATGGAATTGCTGATTCTGCTTCGGATTCTTCCGAACCATGTGAACGACGCAGAAAAGCCCGGCTCTAATCCGTTTCGAAATCCTTGACCGCAGTATTCTGCAAGCTGCTTGAACCATCTGGACGGAGAGTGGGAGTCTACTGCTTCCTGCGCAGGGGCTTTTACGCTGTTATTCATTAGGTCAAGAATCGAAGTCTTTGTGCTTTCTTTCTTCCCGTTAATTCCAGACTGTAATCCCTCTGCAATGTTGCTTCCAAGGGTTTTACCGCTTGATTTCGCAGTTTCTTCTGCATCTTTTGCAGATGATTGAATTGTTGAGTTAAGCTTTTCAGTGACTTTGCTGCCGTTCTGCTCAATCCCACTACCTACGGCAAGAATCTGATTCTTTCCGAGTTCCGTAACTAATTCAAAACCAGAATTGTTATCCAGAACGCCGTTGATTGCCCCCTGCAGAGTTGAATCCATTGTACTTTGTAGAGTACTTTCATAGTCAGAAATACCTTTTCCAAACTGCACCATCTGTCCGTTTGCTAAAGTATAGTAACCGTTATCATCCGGTTCTAATCCCTTTGCAATTTCCTGATAAATCTGCAATGCTTTTTCACCGAGAATCTGTTTTCCATTTTCCCAGATACCGCCCATCTCATCAATTGCGTTTGCCGTATCTGTTACCAGAGTTGCAAAGTCAACGGTCTGGATAAGTGTCTGGAATCCCGTAAGCTGTTCTGAGATATCCTCAAACGACACATTGTTAATCCGATCAGCCATATTTGAAAACTGATTAGAGGATGTTTCCGATGTATCTCCAAGGTCTTTGACTGGTTTGTTTACTCCTGCTATCGCATTCTCGAAATCTTCGGACGAAATTCCAAGATTATTAAGCTTAAGTTCAAGTTCAAATAACGCCTGTTCTGTGCTATATCCGTTATCTTTTAGCTCGGAAAGGAATGTTAATAAAGGATATGCTTGTTCGCCTGAAATCTGGCTTGCGTGAACCAAACCGAGAATAGCATCTTCATACTCCTGAAATACCTTTAAATCGTCTTCTGTCAGTTTATCTCCGACTCCGAATATATCTTTCATCCATTCGTTGATAGCACCGGTAAAATCTCCTTTTTGATATCCGAATACATTATCTTCCAAAAACTCTCCAAAAGTTTTATCTTCGCCGCCGAACAGATTGACGCTTATCCATTTTCCAAGGTTGAAACCTGCCATTGCAGTTCCTAAGACAACCATACTGTCTGCGAATCCTGCTACAAGTGTAGAACCTAGTCCAGAGCCAAAGAATGTCTGCAATGCACCACTGGCTGTGGAAAGAACCGTTCCTAACCCACCGAAGATTGTTTTGAGTGCGCTGATAGAACTGACTACATTGTATATATTTTTGGCAAACTTAATACTTCCTTTTATGATAAAAAGGTGTGCCAGAACATTCCCGATATTTTCTATCTGTTTATCATCAAGTTTCCCTAAAACTTTTGCGAAAGCATCTAAGACGCTTACTAATGTATTAATCAGTGGGGCACCGATATCATTCAGCATTATATCGAAAAAGCTGATAAATCCATCTGCGAATCCCTCGGCAAATGGCTGGAATACATCCCATACATCGCCGATCGTCTTTACCAGTGAATCCCAATCAATGTTTTTGATGAAATTCACAATTACGTCTTTAAGATTCCCGATTCTTGTCCATAACCCGTCCCAATCAACATCAATTACTCCGAATTTATCAAGTGCGGCAACAGTAAGGCCTAGTCCAGCCGCTATCGAAGCATATGGATGCGCTGCTAGCATGGTGATTCCTTTGCCTATCACTCCTTCTTTGCCGAAAATGCCACCGAACCATGTAAGTCCTTTAAATGCTACAAAAGCTGTCAGGAGCTGACCAAGGAAATAGCCGATAGATTGTGCCTGTTCTGGCGAAAATGTTGCGATAAACTCTTTGAACCTGTCAACCAGATCAGGAAGTTTATTAACTCCATCTGCCGCCTTGTCAAAAAAATCATCGAAGAAATCAAGTAATCCTGTTCCGACATTCTCAGCAAATGGCTCTAATACATCCCATAACTGTGCAAGGGAAGCATTGATTTTGTCCCAATTGATCTTTACAAGAAAATCATTGAAAGCATTAATTAATCGCGGTAATCCCTTTTCTCCTAATGTCCACTTTCCAAGTGGAACTAAAAAGTGTTTCCAGAAATCTTTTAATGCTGTCCATGTGAAATCTCTGAGTTGTTTCAATCCATTGTTCCAGAGATTTTTTAGTGCTTTTGTGGTAGGTTCTGCGACTTTTGCAAGTTTCTTAAATGTGTCTGTAACTTTATTTGCGAATGCCATAGCCTTATTTTCCATGGAATTGTAAGCGGCATCCCATTTCTTCTGGTATTCGTTCAAAAGTTTATCCAGTGCATCATTGAGGATTCCTGCGTCAATTGCAGATGTGTCAATTTTTGGCGCTTTAATTTTAGAATTTGCAAGGTCAGACAGAGAACTATCGTCTTTGCTCATAATTTCAAGTTCATCATAGGATGCGAGGAACTGTTTTAATTTTTTTGCGCTCTTAGTCGCATCTTTCAGATTGTTATTTGTATCTTTTGTAGCATCATCTACGTCCGAAATTCCAGAATCGTCTATGGAATCAAGTGCATTCGAGAGATTTTCACTTCCGCCACCGATAGAACCGAACATTTTTCCGATTTTGGTATCAACTCCAAGAAGCGAACCAATGTATGTCAAAAGTCTCTGGAATGCGATTACAAGACCATTGATATATGGCAACACTGCCGCAACTACAGGCATAAAGATGTTCCCTAATGCTCTGGCACAGGATACTAAGTTTGCACGAAGTATACGTAACTGGTTGGCTGGCATATTTATCGTATTTGCCATATCCGCCCATGCGTACCGGGTGGAATCCAGTATCACTATTGTTCTCAGCATTGCCTTGCTTGCTTGGTCCATATTAGAAACAGACGTTTGTATACCAAGATTTGCCGCATATTGCTGTAAGTTTGCCACACGAATGTTTGCACCATATTTGTCTACAGCACGGCTCATACCTACTAATCCAGAGGACAAGTTCTCATAAACTGTGCTAAAATCAAGATTCTTAACAGATGCAAGGTCAGCACCGATCATGGTTAATGCATTCGACAGTTTTAATGCCTGCTCAGAAGTCGTTCCCATAGATGATGATAACTGCGCAAACTGTCCTTGATAATTCAAGAGCATGGACGGATCCATACCGAGTGATTTACCTGATTTATTTGCGGTCAAAATCGCATTATCAGAAACATCGAACCCAGACATTTTGGATGTAAGTTCTCTAGCTCTATTACTAAATGAATTTGCGTAAGCTTCCGCAGAATCATACCCTGCTTCTGACCAAGTCTCTCCCGTTTTATCCGCTACCTGGCGGAATGCTGCTTGAAAGTAGTTGTAATCTTCGAGAAAATTCATGGAACTTTCAATTGCGCTTCCAAATTTTCCAACAACAAATTTCAACGTCCAGAATTTTGCCACCAGAGACATGATGCTAGGCAAACTTTTCTTTGCCTTGCTTCCTACACTTCCAACGGCGTTTGCAAGTTTTCTGACCTTTCCTGTAGAAGTACCCGCACCCTGTCCTAATCTGGAAAATGCGCCTGCGGTAGACCTTGCCGCTCTACCAGCATTTGCCCCAGAATTTGCCAACTGAGCAATGGCCTGCGTCATTTGAATTGTACTGCTACTGATTCTAGGAGCGGTACTCATCGTCTGGAAGAATGATTTTAAGCTATTTGCCAGATCATTAAGCTGAGTTGATGTCTTTCCAGTTTTATCACCTGCATTTGCCAACTGAGATATTGACTGAACAAATGTATTAATTGGCTGAGAAATATTGCCTATTTCAGAGAATGAGCCTACGATTTTTTCAAGTTCTTCACCAAGTTTCGGGAGCTTTGATGCAACTGCATCAATAGAACCACCGGCATTCGCTAATCTTGACAGTGAAGAAACAAACCGGTTCACATTGTTTGATACATCTGGAATACTGCTAAGACCAGATAATTCGGAAATCATGTTCTGAATCTTTCCAGACACATCACCTGTGGAATTTATTGTTTCGTTCAGTCTGCGGATTGCATTTACGAATGAGTTTAATCCGCTGTCTTTCAGATTAAGACTTCCAAGCGTGCTCATGGACTGAGTGAACTGCTGTAACTGGCTATTTACTGTCGATAAATCCAGACCGTTCAATTTTGCTTCTATATTGTTCTTGAGCTCATCCGTATTAATTGAGAGATTTACTTTTACCGGGTCATAGGTAAGCGTGGATGCCTTGTTGATGGCATTTCTAATATCTCTGGCAATCTTTTCTTCATTAATCTTTACGTCAATTGGAATCTGACCGTTTGCAGACTCCATGGCAGACGCAATATTTCTTTGAATTGAGGCACCGAGTTGCGTGCCTAACTCATTTACCGAGCTGTATACCCTGTCCGATGCCATTGCTGCATCTGAACCAGACAAAGCCTGAATTGATATTGGTTTGATGGAATCCCTTACTTTTTTGAGGTTTTCCAAGACAGTTTTTAACTGTTCCGCATCGTTTACCGTATCCTTGGGAATTAATGTAGGAAATTTTTCTGCCAGTTCGCCCCATGCAGAATCGAGGTTAATTCCTTTTGTTGCATCGACGGTAATATTTCCAAGGTGCTGTTGAAGTAATTCTCTGAACTCGCCTTTTCCAACATTGAATTTAAGCATATCGGAAACATAAATTTTCTTACCTTTAAAATAATTGTAAAAATCCTGCCATTCCTGTTCGGCACCGTCCAGATAACTTCCGAGATTGGATTTTACGACTTTCCCGCTCTGCTCAATGCTTTTTGCAATATCATCCAGAGTCTTTCCCCAATCACCGGCTGTGAAGTTTTGTCCGTCAAATGAATTTGTAAGCTGCTGTGCCAACAAATCTATCTGTCTTTGAAGTTTGGAAGCGGCACCGCCTTTTAATTCAAACGCACTTGCAAGCTGTTTGGATAATGCAGATGCGTCTATTCTGGTAGTCTCTATAGATTTCTCAACAGAATATTTCAATTTTTCGGACATATCCGCTGAATTAATCTCTACATTTACTTTGAGATTCTTGTTTTCAAGATTGCTCAAATTCACTTTACTGAGACGTTCGAGCTGTGCGGCCATGCTATTCAACTTACTTGTATCAATACTTTTGATAGATTGCACAGCATAACTGAGAGTACCGATAGATTTAGAAAAATTCCTCATCAAGCCTACGCTTTTGGACATTAAGCTGTCTAATCGGTCGAATTTATTGCACAAATCATTGATTGATCTTGACGCACTGGAAACGTCACTGCTGACTTGTATCGCCAAGGTATCAATCGTATTGTCCGCCATATTCTCACTCCCTTCTCAAAAAATATTTATAGTAAAAAAGAGGGGACAAAAATGTCCCCTCCCTCTAGTTTTCTACAGTTTGAGTTTCCCGATTTTAAATCGGAAAACATAATTGTCCCGTTTTTTTATTTTTTCTTATATTTCTTAGAATCTGCAGCAAGCGCATCAAAATAATTAATTGCTTTTTGCAATTCCTTTTCTTTTTTCTCTTCTTCTTCCTCTGCGGTGAGCGGGAAGATTCGGAACGGCTTTGCCGGATACTCATATGGTGCTTGACCATTTTTTCTGAACATATTGCACACGGTAGCTTTGAGAGCTTCTACAGTGTACACGCCCTGCATATGTTCGTGGAAATTCTTTCTGTCCTCAGAAAACTTATATGCTAAATCGTAGCATTCCAGCTCTCTGGGTTCAGAGTCCATAAACTCTGCTTTTGAAACTCCGTTATAAATATAGAACGGAAGTAAATCTTCCATAACATATCGGCTAAATGGTTTCTGAATTTTTTTTACTTTTTGGCTGGATTCTTGTGATCCTGTGGTGCTTTCACTCCATTCTCCATTTCCGGATTCGGATTCTGAAGAATATCGTTTAAAAAACCCGCGTTCATAAGCTCATCGGCAAGAATGCCGAACAACTGTAAGAGTCCTCTTGGTTCATCGGTTTCTTCATCTTTGTAATCATCCAGTAAATTTCCAATTTCCTGCAATGATTCTGCCGGATTGTATTTTTTAAATCCAACAAAAAGAAGCTCCCTGATTACGCAGAATAAGTCTTTAGTTCTTCCAATTCCGGAAACGTCTCCATCTGTTTCGATTTCTGCTGATTTAAAAAGCTTTGCCAAGTCCTGAACTCTTTCCATAAGATCTGTATCGCAGAACGCATTGTAACCAAATTTGATAATATAATCAGTTCCATTAATTGTTAATTTTGTCATATTATATGTCCTCCCAAATTAAAATAGAAATTCCCGCCATAGGTTTGACTCAATGGCGGGATGTTTATCAGCCCCCGAGTGGAGATGGAAAATCTTCATCAGATGGCTCAATTTTGTCTTCAATCTTGATTTCATCTGAAATTGTTACGTTTGCAGTAACTTCCCATGCTGCATTTACTTCGGCAGATGGAACGCCAAGTCTTGACGGTACAATCGGAATAAACCAAGCCTTTGTAAGGTCTGGATGATAAATTTCCAGCCAAGGTCTTTTGCCTTCTGCTTTGTTCTTGTCCCATGTTCCACAGATGTTTTCCCAAGTATCAATGAACACCTGAGACATACCAAATGTAAATCCCATAGCTCCCGATAAATCGAGAAGTCCCGGAACGGATGTTTTGTATTTTGTTGCGTTCAGAGATGTGGTGTCGATAGTATCAGGTTCCGGGTTCATATCCGGAATGGATTTTGGTTTCTGTAAATTGTAATATTTTTCTGTTGGGCGTGTGCCCGCTATAGTTTCGAATGCAATCGCGACCTTCATGCCAATGGTACTGAGGTCAATCGCTGGTGTTGCTGCCATATTCGGCTCCTTTCTGCTTTTTCAGCTATAAAATCACATTAAAAAAGAGCCTTGTCGGCTCTGACACGTAACCCTGTGCCCGGGAGATAAAAGGATCACCGTCCTTTCTATTCATCTGTGCCTGTTTTCAGTTCTGGAAGCCCTGCTACAGATGTAAGCAAGGATAAAACGCCGGAAAGAACGGACGCGGATACGACCATCTTCCAGTCAACGCTTCCAAGGACTGTTGCGGTTCCGATTGTCGCAACTGCTGTCTGAGCAATTGTCTTAACAGCTCTGATTCCCGCAGCTTTCAGCCATTGTAATTTATCTTTACTCATAGAACACTCTCCTTTCTTTTTGGTATAAAAAATAGAAGCTGTTACGCTTCCAATAATTGCCCGGTGTAAATTCTGCTGTACCGGCTTATGATTCGTTTGAAACTCTTTTCAGAGTTTGCAACTTCTTCCGGTCCGTATGTCCGGCGAAAGCCCATCGAAACCATAGCCTGATGACTTTTGCTGTCGATTTCGTATGCAGTCGATAAAGCCTTTGTCCCAGATGCGTAGCTTTCTGTTTGGAACGAAAGAACTGTTGCGCATTCGTGACCTTCAAGACTTGTTGACTGTGTGGGATTACCCATCATGAACAATCTGGCGTATTTCGTTTTACCAGATGCTATTGTCTGGCTTTTTTCCATGGAAAAATTGCCTTTGCCGACTGTTGGTTGAATATCTTTACTCCACCTAGAAAATACTTCTGATACTGGGTTGTTAATCGTGTCTGGCATAGAATCACCTCGTTATAAGAAAAAGCACCCACCGCTCAGGTAGATGCTTTTATATGTTACAGTATATCATTTTTCGATGTATGTTTTTGTATGGAATTTTTATGAAGAAAATACTTCTTTTGCAATTTTCCTAATACTCTGCATGATTTTTACACTTGCTTTATATACCGGCATGGTGGCTTCAGTGCCATAAGAGCGTACCCATTCGCCAGAATCGGAATAATAAACCCACGATTCATTCTTTCCGTTCCCTTGCCCGTATGAACCGATTGTATATCCAAATTCCTGTCCTTTTGGATGTGGGCTGGTTCCCGCCGGAGTGTTGTAGTGAATGCCCGACCCGAACTCAATGAATAGAAGGTCAGAGCCTTCACACACAAGCGTCGCCTGAGAATAGCCGCCAAAGTTATTGATTCTGATATAGGTATTATGATTTTTGTCAGAATCGCCTTGTGCCAATGCTATGTTTTCATCTATGACCGGGATTCCAAGTTCTGCCAGTCTACGAACAAACTCTTCATTCTTGCTTACAAGCGACTTCTGATACGCTCTGAGCTGCTTTATTGTGTCTTGTATAGATTTATGCGACAATTCCATTTTAATGCTCTTATTCGCCATCTGAGCCATCCCCTGTGTACTTAATACCGTATCGTGCCACATTGCCTTTCTGGGTATCGAGAATCTTTTTCAGACGGTAATCTGGCGGTACTGTAGGCTCTCCGTCTTCACTTAAAACAAGTTCGCCTGCGCCGGTCAGTTCCGGCTTGCGATCAATCCAGAATACATCGGCGGTCTGTGGCTTGAAGCTGCGGTCGAAGTTTGTGATATACCTGTCATAATCCGGGATATAACCGGCTGATAATTCCTCTGGCGTTCCGGCAGTCGCAGATACGGAGAAGTGATGTAATTCTGGCTTTTGGTACGTTTTGATTGTGTCTATCCCGTCAAGGTATTCAGTTACCCTTGACCAATACACTGTCTGTTTTTGACGTTTCAATCCTCTCATAGCGTTTTCTCCCTTCAAAAAGAGTCTTTTTATTTTCATCTTATATTGCATATTTCATATGAGACACTTTTACATCTTCATCAGATACTTTTGCGTAGATCATTGTCGTGTTAATGTTGACATGTCCAAGAATCTTCTGCACCTCAGTAATCGGCGTGCCTCTTTGAAGCATAAGAGTCGCAAGAGTATGTCTAAATAGATGCGGTGTCAGAGGCCTGTCCAATTCTGCTCGCTCACCGATTATTCGTACAATTCTTTCGATTGCTTCTTTCTTGAGTGCCTTATGTGGCTTTCTTTCACTTACAAAAAGATATTCCGACTCATCATCTCTAATTGCGAAGTATTGTTTTAAAAGTAATTTACATCGGGCATTTAGGTACGTTGTTCTATGCTTGTTGCCTTTCCCCAAAACAACTACTTCGCCTTTGTAAATGTCTATATCTGCTTTCTTTACACCACATACTTCTGTAACCCTAGCTCCGGTACTGTACAAAAATTCAACTAATGCTCTTTCACGTACGGTTTCGCAAGCTTGCCTGATTCTTTCCAGCTCCATATCTGTCAGAGGTTGTTTTTCAATGCGTTCGTATTTGATATTTTTAATAACTCTGCACGGGTTCTTACCTATATATCCCTCGTTTGCAGCCCACTCGAAGAAAGCGTGTATGGCAGTTCTTCTACTATCAAGTGTTCGATTGCTCAATCCTCTGCTCTCCTGAGCGTTATACAGATATACACGGATATCATTTGCAGTAATGTCTTCTGCGTTTTTATTGACTGTGAAAAAGAAATCATCCAGATAAAGATTGTAGAGTTCGAGCGTCTTTTTACTCAAACCCTCGATTTTCCTACTTACAATGTAAGTTTTGTAGAAATCTGGCAAATATCCAGTATACTTTACAACTGCTGTTTCTCTTTGGCTAATATCGAAATCATTTACATACAACGCCAGTTTGTTTCTGACTCTTTCAAGATATTCTTCTGGAATTTCTTCATACAACTTGGCCATAAACCCATTCACGAATTTATCTCTCATAAAAAATACCCTCCTTTTGGGTTCACAAAGGGAGAGTACTATGTTATAATAATACTGTACCCTTTGTGGTGTTGGAGTTAGGTTTTTTTGATTGGTAGTCGGGAACCTAACTCCTTTTTATTATGATTTTTTGATTGTTATTTTCTCTTCATCGTATTCGAGAATTACTTTTCTGTCTTCTTTGGTAATACCGAGCATCCGAACTGCTTCTGACGGAAGTGATATTTTATAGTTGACAGAGTCTTTGCCTGCGTTTCCACCAGCTTTGTTAATCATGATATTTCTTTCTACTTTTATCGAACTCACCTCCACATAATGAATTTATACTCATTATATATCATTGGTGTCCAATAGTCAATAATTAACTAAAGCATTCTTTAGTTAATTACATAAATGTTCTCATAAATCCCTCATATTCATAGGATACACGTTCCTGTCCTACTTCGTTTAGGTGAACATAATCTAAAAACAATGCGTTTCTGACATTAGTATTCCATGCAAAAATTCCGCCCTGCTTATTGTTTTTGCAATGCCAACCAACATACATACAAGCCTTTTCGATGGAACCGATGTAATCTGTTTGCTCTTGATAATAGTAAGGAGTAATAAACATTACTTGAGCCAAAGGGAAATTCTCTGCTAAATATGTGAAAGCAACTCTCAAAGCACCAAACAAATTTGTTGTATCTGTGTTTGCACTTGTCCATGTTCCCAATTCAACATTGTTATTTCTGTCATTTGTCCCCATGTGAATAACAATAATGTCAGGATTGTTATTGATTTTTTTTGCTTGTTCAAGCAGACAATTTGCGTCAGCATCGCCATGCCCGGTAGTGATAAACATTCCATTCACTGCAAGTTTTTGATATGTCATGCCATTTCTGTTAGCAATCTTATATGCCCAAGTTTGCTTCTCATTTAAAGTATGACCCTTTGCCATGCTATCACCTAGAATAGCCATTGTTTTCCCATGAAGTCTATTTTCAGATTTGCGAGTTTTTAATTCTAATACATCTTTTGTAATTATAGAATATTCATATCCAAATGGATAATATTTATCTGGGGTTTCAATGTTTGTGAACATACATCTAGCCTTGGTAGTTTCATCACTTGGAAATGATACTCTTGCGTATTTCGAGCCATTAGGGGAAGTACAAGACGATGCATTGAAATATCCACCTGCAATAAATGCTTTCGATGAATCATAAAAACAAATATAAGTTACAGTATCATGTTTCACTGTACCGACCATTTGAAGTGCATAATATGTTTTATTTTCATCCACCTTAAAATAATCAGATGTAACAAATCTTGAATCGCTTTTCACAATTCCGTTATTACTTAAATAACCGCTAATAGTGTTGTCTTTGTCAAATCCATTGAGTAACTTTTTATAAATTATATTACCCAAATCTTCCTTTAGCGAACTAGTTTCCGTTTTCAGTGAAGCAATATCCGTCTTGTTCTGCTCGATCTGCTGCGCCTGTTCTGTGGTGGCTCCGGGTTTGACCGGATTCTTTTCAAAATACTCCGTAACTAATCTTTGTATTACTGTCTCTGCTTCTTCTTTTGTGAAATACAGCGACATATCAATCGGAGCGCCCATGGTGTCCCATACTACCCCATTCCATGCCACATTCATTCCTGCTTCGCCGTAGACCGACTTAGACTCGATATTGTACATATCGCCAATGTCTGGATTTAATGGAAGCAAATCAGCAGTCGCAACTGTACCTCTGTATCTTACAGGGCTATTTAATTTTGCTTCCATATCGGAAATCTGGCGTTTTAATATTGCATATACTTTCTTTGCTGTTAATGCCATGCGTTTCTCCTTTACAGTTTGTACCATGTATCGGTAGGTTTGTGATATTCGTATAATTCAGAAGTATCAAGACACAACGCCGAAGAACCACTCTGTACATAATGTGGGAGCTTTGACACGTCTTTTGAAAGCCCCTCGTAATCACGAACCATACCTCTTGCGTCTGTACATACCCAACTGCCTAAATCCGGCAATTCGTCCCCGGGATTGTACTTGATTCCATCAAAAATAACTGTGTTTTCTGCTTTTGCCATCTATGCAATCATCCTTTCTGCCCCGATAGGAGCCACATATGTGAACTGGTTTCCTAAAATATCTCTGGCTGTGCCAATCACGAAACAAGAATAGTCGGCCAGAAGATTGCAACACCATTCTTCTGCATCAACCCAATACCGTTTCTTGACCATGCGGTGAAGTTCTGGCAATAGACCGTAGCTGAACATCACGCAATGACCTAATTCATGAATAAACACACGGTTCAGAAGCTCTCCGTGCAGGTTATTTGCGATTGAAATAATATGGGTGGAATAATCCGATACCCCGAGTGTTCTATTGCCTGTACGGTCAATTAACACGCTGTCGTGCGGAGATACGAACTGTACTCTCCATAGGTCGCCGTTCATGTAAAATTGTCTTAGCATGGCTTATCACCATCCTTTTCAAATTAAATTAAGTTCTTGGAATACTTTAAAAATCTTTGGAGATTGAATTGCAAACCAATCAACCATTTCTTCGTTTTTGCTCCACGGGCACTCTGGTTGTAATGCACTGCTTTGTAAACCGGATTCGCTCAAAAACGCGTGAAAAAGTTCGTGTCTTAAAATCTTTTTCCTGTATACTTCTCTCTCAGAATCTGTTATATTAGAAAAATATTCAGATTCAGTTAAGTCTGCGACTACAATCAAATATTCACCTTCTGCGCAATAGCCTCCAAAATGATTCTCTTTCAGAAATTTATCTTCTGACACTTTTCTTGTCTCAATTCTGTATTCGGTTCCTAAAATATTTACTGTTAAGTTTTCCATAAGTAATCCCTCATAATTAAAAAGCCCCTGCTACATTCATGTAACAAGGGCAAAATTCATTTCATATTCAATTCATCTGCTGTATGAAACGTGTCAGATCAGTTTTCATCTGCTGTCTGATTGATGCGTCTGCATCATCCCACATTTCTTTCATATTGCGGATGATATCTTCTGTATACTCTTTCATGGAATCATCCATTTTTCTCTTGGATTCAGCGTCTTTGGAATCATGGTAATGTCTACGATTCTCACTGTATCTGTCGTAGGTTTCACCATATCTGGACTGCTGACGATTCATGCCGTCATTTCCCATATTCCTGTCCGAATATTCTGGGTGATATCCCATGCGGTACATATTGCGTTCAAATTCCGGATTATTCAGATATTCGTTCATCCAGTCATCATCCTGTGCGTGAAGATAAGGAATATATCCCATGCGGCTTCCTCTGCCTTTTGGTGCAAATCTGCCGTTCGCATAACGATATCTGTCATATCCCATGCGTCCAAGATACTTCTCTTCCTGCTCGCATTCGTCCATAGCTTCTACGATTCTGTAATCCTTATCTGCGCAAATCGCACACTTTACAGCTTCCATGCAGTCTTTCAAATCGTCCCAGTCTTGAGCACTGAGATTATCAAAGCCATGTGCTTTAGCTTTCTCCATGGCCCATTTTCCCATTTCCATTGCAACTTTATGCATTACATTGCCCCCTTTCTGGCAGCCTGTGTAACAGGTGTGTCTGTCGTTGGGGCTGTACCATTAATTGCTGTTAAATTGTTACTCGGACTACAAGCTGGATTTCCCAACATCTTGAATACTCCGCCAGTTGCACTTGTAGCTACTCTGGTTGCGTACTTCGTTCTGGTTCTTATTCCGCAAGCCGTAACCTGTGCACAGCAACGATTCTGTAATGGATACAAGGTTGTTCCCGTGCCTACCTGGATTACTACCGGAGCAGAAATTGTGGTTGTTTCCGGTATGCTTTGTGCAACAACAATACAATATTTCTCTCCGTTATTGTAACTGCCTGCCGGAAGTGTGATTACAAGATTACCTCCTGTAAACGCAACGGCTTGGCTGATTACAAGATGGTTGCAGAGCTTACAAACATTTTTACAACTCATATTTTATACCTCTCAATCAAATAAGAGGTGAGCCGCAACCCACCTCTTAGAATTTAGTCAACCTCTAAGGGTGAGTTACTTAGCAGCAACCACTGTTGCATCCACATCCGTTGTTTCCGTAATATCCATACAAATTACTTGCCGGATATGCCGGAACCGGAAGTGGTGCAGTGCGTCTGAGAATTTCTGCTGTATTTGCGTTCATAGCCGCCTGTAATACCGCATTCTGGTCGGACTGTGAAGCCGCCAGTTTAAGTGCCTGATTCTCTGCTCTAAGGTCTGCTGTTTCCTTCTGGCAAAGATAATCAAGAATGGCACGGGTGTTGCTGTTCTGATTTTCCAGAATATCTCTGGTATTGTTGTTCATTGAGTTCTGGATTGCACAAGCGTTGGTAGCCATATCATATCTGATCTGAGCCTGTCCTTCCCTGTTGTCACAGCAACACTGAGCTAACTGAGACTGTAATGCATTCTGTCCCTGCATAAGTGCAATGTTTGTACTATTAAATCCCTGCTGGGTCTGATAGCCAAGATTGCAGATAGCATTATCTACGCCGTGGAATCCATTAGAAATATTCTGATTGATTCCATTCAGCTGAGCCAACTGGTCATAACCAAGGTTACAGATACCATTGCTGATACCATCGAGCTTGCTAATTACGGACTGGTTATCGAAGCCACGTTGTAAAGCAGAGTCTAAGAAATCTGTGCTTCCATTTCCTCTGTTTCCGCCGAAGCCCCAGCCATTGCCTCCCCAACCAAAGATGAGAAGTATAATGATCCACCATGCCCATCCACCGCCGAAGCCGTAGCCATCATCTGCATGATTATTAGAGCCTGTTGCTGCCGCAATGTCAGCAAGGCTATATCCGCCTGAATTCATCATAAATTCAAACCTCCTATTTGATTTATTTTACAAATCAAGTAGAAATCCCGGGCTTTCAGCTCAATTTTGTAGCAATGTTAAATGAAATATAGTATAATATTTATGTGGGAATAGGGATTCGCGACCCGAAAGTCACATGCCTTAGTGATTTTCCCACAACCAATAAAGGCGTACATCAGAAAGGCAAGGTGTTATTTTTATGAAAGAAATATGGAAAGACATTCCAAAATACGAAGGTGTTTATCAAGTAAGCAATCTAGGGAATGTAAAAAGTTTGCAATCAGGAAACCATCATTCCAAAATCAAAATATTAAGTCCAATCTGCGCTGACGGGAGATATTTGCGAGTCAGTTTATATCGGAATAAAAAGCCTGCGTATTTTATGGTACATCGTCTTGTTGCAATAGCGTTTATTCCAAATCCGGAAAACAAGCCTCAAGTTAACCACATTAACGGAAACAAAAAAGATAATTGTGTAAATAACCTTGAATGGTGCACGTCTTCCGAAAACAATTTGCACGCTTACAAAATCGGAATAAACAAAGGTTCTAAACCGTGGCTAGGGAAAACCGGATTCCAAAACGCATCTTCTATTCCAGTGAGCCAAATTGATTTAAACACTGGGAATATTATTGCCACTTTTGGAAGTATAGGTGAAGCTTCCAGAGCGACTGGATGTTCGGAGTCCAAAATAGGGAAATGTTGCAAAGGCATTTTTTCTCAAACACACGGATTTGGTTGGAGATATGCGGATAAATAATTTATCCGCTTATTTTATTCCGAACTGGTTCTTAACCCGCGATAACATATCATCAGGATTAATTCCTTTTTCTTTGCAAAGGTTTCTTGCAAGTTTTTCAAGACCTGCACTGTCGCCTTTTTCCATCATATTGATAGCATTGTTTATAACTGGGCTGTTCCCAGACTGATTTTTCATAATATTGATGATAGCTTGCTGTGGATTTCCACCGTTACGTATCATCTGCATAAGTTGCATAGGGTTCATCATCTCTGCCTACCTCCGTTCTGCTTAGGTTCTGGTGTTCCCGATATTTGCGTCGGGAACATACTCTTTATTTCAGAAATTTCAGAACAAACATCATTCCGAAGCTGATTAAACATTGCTTCAATGTCAATCTGCTTTTCATCTTGCTTAGATTGCTGTTCGTCTGGATTTACGAGTCGGTAAACAAAAATCCTGCTCCTTCCATCGGATTGAAGCTGTTTTCTGTAAATTTCAGTTCCGTCTGTTTTTGGATAGTAAACAGGATTGCCGGACATATCCACATCTTTAGCCTTTACAGTATCAATCCCATCCACCATTTGTCCTTGAAGCATAGGGGATTGTGGAATTGACTGTAACTGTTGCATCTGCATTTGACCATAAGGCATTGCCTGTTGGTAATTATTCTGCAATTGTGCCAGCCTGTCCTGATACGGCTGTATCTGTCCGTATGGATTGTTTATTATTGGCTGTTGCGGATAATACGGATAACCTGCCATAATCTGTTCCTCCTGTCCGGGATTCAAGAATCATGTCCATATCATCTATGGAACGATGCTTTTCCCATATACCCTCGTAAGGGTTCCTTAACATAATCATTGTGTTTTCTCCTATGATTATATTATATAGGAAGGAACTCTGTTTTTGAACGTCACTATTTCGCCACGTTTTCGCCATAATACAAAGAAAAGCCCCGACAATACATCGGGGCAACTTTGGAAATTTTCTTCTTTATTCTTTTGTTAATTCGGTCTATGGTTCTCGGACTATACCCCATAAGTTCAGATGCTTCCCATAGTGTCTTTTCGCCATAAGCCCGTAATCGAAACAGTTTTTCTTCTCTGGAATCAAAGCCTGCTTCTTTTAAATAAAATTTTCTTTCATCTTCTGAAAAGTCTGTATAATTCATATTTCCACCGTCCTCCCTTACAAGTGGAATCAAACTGGAAGAATACCGCTTAACATAAAACCGATAACTGCGCTGACAATCGATGTAATAACACATACAATGATTATATCGTAACGCTTTCCCGGGACTGCCATGAGAGTCTTTATATTGTTATTCATCTCATCCACAGTTGACTTGATATGGTTCAAGTCATTATCACTTAATGCTGTCTTTCTTTCCAGTTCCCCGATACGCTCATAAAACTCTTTACTACGATCAGAGTGCTTCTCTTGCATCAGCTGAAAATTCTTTTCCAGTTCTTCTATGCGGTGTTCATTAAAGCATTCATGTTCACATCCCATCGCCAGTTCCTTTCTTCACTCCCTTAACATTTGCTTTTCCCTACTGAATATAAGCAACCCAGCGGCACTCCGGGAGGACAAAAATACTGTGCCACGTGACCCAACCATCTTATTAAATTAAACTTCCTGCAAATGGAAAAACACCATGATTGATATATATTTCTGTTTCGGATTCCCAGTTTCGACTTACTGAATTTTCAGAGTGCGATTCTTGGAACTCGGCTCCCTGCTTCACAAGGAAATAAAGAGCCAGATCAAATATGCAATCGTAGCAATCTTCCATATCGGCTTTGATTTTTTCATCTGTATATCCAGACGGATAGTTGCGTTTCTTTTTGAACGAACGAATTGCACGCTTCACAGACAAAGAAATCATACCGTCAGTTTCCGCATCATCGGATAGATACTCTTTCAGATCATTCACAAGCTCTTCGTTCATTCAAGATCACCTACCCTTGCTGAGATAAAATTTCTGAGATAATACCAGCCTTATTTGTCGATGTCAGGGCATAGCCATTGTCACTTGCGAGCTGCTTCAGTTGAACTACTGTCATGCTTGACAGCTCGCTTTCTGTATACTTGTGTTTTGAAGCATCATTAACACTTGCTACAGATGGTGAATGGCTGTTCTCGTCGAGACTATGCCCATTTATTCCCCCGCTTTGGTACCGATTACGATACCGCCATTAGCTTTTGCTGCTACTGGAACAAACATACCTGATGCTTTAGTCCAAACTGCAACCGGGTCTTGTGTAGCCCACATGGACAGTGTTACGAAAGAACGGTTTTCTTCCTGAATAAACTGTCTGTATTCAAGTTCCTCAGGTGTTACGCCCCAGAGTCCAGTACCAAATGAACCGTTCGGTTCTGCTTCATACAGAGTGAATACATCCTCTTTGAAGTATCTTCCTGTTTTGAGTGAGCCATCTGCTTTTCTGAATCTGAATTTCTCGTCACAACGATCAATTGTGATTCCGTATTCCTGCATAAGCAGATTAGTAAGCTCCTGTTTTGTCAGAAGACGTTTGTTTGCTGCTCCTAAGACCGCTGTCTGCATTGCAGTGTTGTTTCTCATATAGTTAATCATTTTGAGAGATGTAAGGGCTTTATTTACCACAAAACCATTATCCTCTGCGATAGCAACCATCTTCTGGATATCACCCATAATATCTGCATCTGGCTTAGACCAGTCTGTCATTTCTACCTTTGCGCTGGACGGAACGCCATAATCAATGCTCATATCCACGTTGTTCTCTTTGACTTTTACGGCACCTGTAGAAAGGAATTGTCCTTTCATGACATTTGCTCTGGCAACAACGCCTTCAAACAGGTTAGCTGCATCATCAAATACAAATCTCTTTAAGTTCTCGTCATCCGGCACACCGTTTTCAATTGCCTGCTGTAATCTCTCAGACTGATTGATTTTTCTCTTAATAAAGAGCTTTTCAGTCAGAACTTTTTCGAAGCCCGGTCTTGTTCCGATTTCTGCTTCAGTATCAAGCGCATGAACAAATGCTACCTCTGGAAGTCTCTGTCCAGCCATAAGTCTGTAGTATTCAGCTTTCAGGAACTGGGTTTTGACATCCGGGAAGATGGTGTCAAGAATGCCAGGTCTTTTTACGCTGAAATCCTGAGAAAAGTTAAGTCTTTCTTCCTGTGTGATTGATTCTAAAATATTAAATGGCATCTGCTTACCTCCTTAAAATTCTGGGTCTGTAGTGGTTACAAAAACGATACCTGCTTTTTCAAGCTCTGTTTTTGCAGTGGTTTCTACTGTTACCGGAAGCCTTTTTTCAAGAACGCGGCCTGCAACAATTACGGAAATCGGTCGTTTTGTATCGTCTGTCATATCGACGTCTTCAAATACAATGCCTTTAGCACCAGTTGCGTTTGTCGGATATACGGAACCTGCCTTGATAATCTTCTTAGTTCCAACGGTTTCAGCATTTGTCTGTTCTGCTGTATAGGTTTTAAGTACCAGTCCTACCTCGGATTCGAGGATATTAGGTGTGGATTCGTACTGCTCTGTTTTCATAAAAGCCATAATCTAAATCTCCTTTTCTTAAATATTTACTGGGGCATTATCATCTGCCGGTTTATTTTCTGGACACATTTTTGCTGAGTACGCTTTTGCATATTCAGATGCTTCGCTTTTCTTTTCTGGTTCTCCACCAGATTTACCGCCACCCGGATTAGGTGTGTTTTCAAGGGCTTCTTTTTCCCATGCGGCTTTTGCGGTATCAAGCGTTGATTTATTTATTTCGGAAATTTCATCAACAAAATTCTGGGCTTCTTTGAGTGCATCTTCGGCATCCATATTTGAGAATGCTTTGATTGCTCCTGCATAGGCATCTCCTTTCATTCCTGCACTTGCAAAAATAGAAGTGATTTTGCCTGTCAGAGCTTCTCTCTGGGAAGTCGCAAGTGCAGATTCAAGGTCAGAAATTCTTTTCTCGTTTGCGGCTTTTTCTTTCTGACGTTCCAGTTCTGCTTTCTCAGCATCTGTCATGTTCTGCTGTTTGAGTTCTTCCAGTTCTTTTTCCAGTGCATCTGCTTTTTCAGCTTGTTCTTTTACTTTCTGGGCTTTTGCTTTTTCCTTAGCTACATCAGAATTTGACTGATTCAGGAAAGAGGTAATCTGCTCATCGGTTGCATCTGGAAAGATCTTCTTTACATCTTCTCTTGTCATTGAAATCTCCTGTCACCAATACGCTTTTTTACGCTGTTCGCTCAGCTCAAGGTGTCTCCCATGATTACGCTATCGGGGTGCATATTTTTTTAATAAAAAAGAGACGATTTTACTCGTCTCTAAATTAACTGTATTGAATTGAACACCGGCAGTTCACAATCTCGTCTGCCGAAGCTCCTAGCGAGGTGTCTTTTGGAAATTGTAGCAAGCTATCTCCAACCGAGAACGGCTCATCAATCGGGAGTATGGTTTCTCCGACTTCGAGGTGTGTCTTTCGTTCCCTTTTGTCTCCTACGTCAATCCATTTCTTCTTTGTCTTTCCTGCTTTCACAGCTTTTGAATACTGTCTGTAATTCAGTATCGAATTAGCTTCGCATTCTGAAATAAACATTGCCCGGTCATTTGACAGGTAATAATCATCAGTAATGCTTTTGTCTTCGGCAGAAAATCTTTCAAATGTTGCATCAATAATTTGTTTTGTAACGCCAAGAGCATATTGCTTGATATATGTGTCTATAAGCATATACGAAGCAATTACATCCAAATATTTGTCATAAAATTGAGTCTGGATATATTCTCGGTTTGATTCTCCACTTTCTATGGTTGTTTCTATCAGTGCTAAAATATAAAGGATAACTTCTTCCATTTGTTCGGAAAAAGCTATCCTTTCTTGTTTTTCTTTGTCTGATATTGACATTTTGCCGAAATACTCTTTATACGGTTCGCTTCTGCGATTGTTTGGTCTGATATTCAATTCATCGTATGATGAAATACTCATTCTGAAATCACATCCTTATTGAAGCCATTCAGCAAATCTTGTGCTTTTTGCAGTTCTGAATCTGGGTCTGCTAATTCTGGGTAAATGGTTCCGAGGTAAGGCAAACTCATTTCATATACTTTTTGCGGATCGCTAAATAATCCGCAAGTAATCAGCGCAATAAGCGGATGAATTTTATTTTTGAACAGATAGTCAAGTGCCTGTGCTTTGACAAGCATGTTATCCGTTGGGTTTCTGGTGATTTTTACATCAAAATCTCTGGTCGAAATATTTACATCCATTGAAGTTTTTCGGATGATATTCAAAATGATTCTGGCAGATGCTTTTTCAGCTTCTTTCGTAAATGCTTCTACCAATTTTGCGTCTCGCTCTGCAAAATCCCAACCATTCCTAAGATACACTGCATTTCCTGTGTCTCCGCCCGTATTGCTCTGTCGATTCGGCATTGCTTCTACAATCAGCATATTGTTGTAAATATCATCTTTAGCAACCTGACTCTCTGACTGATTTAGTTCAGCAGTCATTAAATCAACATCTGATTGTGTTCCGTTCCCGACGTCTTTTACAGATACAGCACCGAGTTTTATCATTTTTACAAATTCTGCTTCGTCAATCTCACAGTTTTTGAATTTCATCAGAGCTTGTACGAACTGTTCAACCCCATTCAGTCTATCAGACTGATATTTGTTGATTGCGTCGTACATTGTAATCGCAATTTCAATGTCAGAAAGTCTGTCGTGATTGTTTGGATATTCAATGATAGGAATACCGCCAAAACCATTGATTCCAGATTCTGTTACCGATCCATTTTGAATTTTGAAATACTGTCTGGAAGAATAACACTGGTAATACTGCTGATTGTCCTCGTCTTTTAAAATTTGAACGGAAAGCACTGGTTTGCCAGTAGCGCTTGAATAAACAATATATACGTCATGCGGTGATGGGATAAATATTCTGAAAGGCGGTAAGTCTCCATCCTTTGTCCATTCATCCTCTCTCAGGATTGCTTTATATGCAGTTCCTACTGCACTCTGGTATATCCCAAGTTGAATATTTCTGGCGTCTGCATTGGCTTCGTCCAGATAATCATTGAGCCTATCAACTTGTTCGTTTGTTTCTTCACTCGCTTTTTTCTTTTTACAGACATATTGAATAGGTTCTCCATATATCTGCCCTGCCTTGAATTTGACTGTTTCAAGGGCATGATTCTCAACAACTTTATTATTAACCTCTGGGCGAACAAGTTTTTCACGATATAAAATTGGCTGATCGCCTTTGTAATATCTGTAAAGATAATCCATCAGGGTTCTATTCCTGTTATGGATTCCGATTGTATCAGAAAGGACCTGTGCCACGTTCTGGGGAGTAATCTGGTCTACGCCAGTATAGGCAGTTTTTCTGCCAAACTCGCCTTGGCATAGGTCAACAAAGTTTATTTTGTTTCTCCCCACTGCCTGTCCTCCTATTTTTCTGCATGAAAAAAGCACCGGAATAAAATCCAGTGCTTAATTTTACATTTTATATTATACACTACTTTAGTGTATGTTTTTGTATGGGATTTTTAAGATTCAAATTTTTTTAATTGGCGAATTACTGAAATTGCGTCTATATGAAGCTGTCTTACCCACTGATAGGCATAACCCAATTCATCAGAAATTGCATAAAGCGTTTTCCCTTCGACATATTTTTTGAATAAAATATCATACAAAACCGGATTTTCAACGGAATCAATTGTTCTAATAACTTCCGTTCTTTTCTTTAAATATTCATCTGTGATATTTCGAATTTCTTTTTGCAAATCAACAATCTCTGCAACTAAATCTCCTGTCTTGTCTTTGTTTCCGGACGTTTGCACACGCTCGCCGTATGAGAAAGAACTTAATCCAGTTGCATGTGCTTTTAGTTGTTCAATTTCTATGTATTTATTGTGAATTACTCTATCATAACGTTGAATCTGGTTCAAATATTCTCTCGTGTTCATGCGTATCTCCTTCCCCAAAGTGGATTGTGCATCGCAGTTGCTTTCCCGCCTAATGGATTCTGCACGTACTCTGCCATCATTGCCAAGCTGTCCGGGCCGTCATCATGAGCTACTTTTGCCCTTGTGGTATATGTGGTTACATTCGCCATAAATAATCCATAGTCGGATTTTGGTTTATACTGGCTCGGATGTAAAAAATAAAAATGTTTTGATATGTAATCAGAATTCACAAGAATTTTTGTTTCTTTATTTGCTTGCGTAGGTCTTGTTTCGATATCCGCTCGGCATTTCCCTGAGATTATCTTTTGAATGTTGTGTGCAACACGATTTCCTACGTTATTTGACTCGAATCTGATTTTATGCGGATTGTGTTTTATCAAGATATCAGCAGTCTTTCTGTCCAGGATGTCGTAATCTGTGGTATCATCGAAAACAACGTCCGGGACAAAAAATTTATCCCCATATTGATATGCAATGGGTAAAGACTCGAAGTCCGTTCCTTTATCTTTTGTATCACATACTGCCCATATCGCATCTGCTTCTCTGTCTGGTATAATTGTGTATTCGTCCGTGCATCCATCGGGCACGTCTTCTCTGTCGAAGAAAAATCTTTTTAGCTTATCTGGCGGAAGCAGCAATCCTTCACGTTCTACCGGTTGTTGCTGATAAAGACAGTTATAAGAGATTTCGTCCATGGACTCTTTAGCATCGTTGAAATATTTCTCAGAGAACCCATTTACTGTGAATAAAAAATTGCTCTTTCCGTTTTCATCAAGTGCCGGTACTGCTATGAACCTCGCTCTAGGGTTCCCGGCGTATAACTGCTGTAACTTTCCAATAGGGTCATGAACTGACCATCTTGTAGCTATATAAAACTCTTTGCAACCCTCTAGCCTACGAGAGCGCAAGTCATTTACTACTTTTGTCCATAAGGTGTCCAGTCGATTCTTGTTCAGTGCTTCTTCAATACCAGACACAAGGTCATCGGCGGTAAGAAATCTGTTACAACGGGTAGCTCCTGTCAATGAACCATCAATGGATCTGAACGTCCAAGTCTTAAATCGTCCGTTTCTTTCGAGATTGACCGTAGTTTCCTTTGCATTTGTTCCCTGTATTTCTACATTCGGAAAAATCTCATGCCATGTGTACTCAACCGGATCATTGATGATTTCCAGAACTCCATCATAAAGTGAACGTGTCAGAATACTACTGTGCGCTGATGACAGGTTGAAATCATTCGGAAACCACCCGCCTACCAGAGACAGAAAGAAATCTTCAAGAGTAGATTTTCCGCAACCGGGTGGTACGCTCAGCGCAAATATATCAAGTTTATCATCCATCAAGTCTTGCAATGAACCTATGATGTTATGCTGCAAAAACACATTTCTTCGTGGTTCATAAAATCGTTCTTTTGGAATTCGGTTCTTTTCAAGATAAAGCAATCCACTGTCAACTTGATAGTTCTGTGCTTCCAACAGCAAATATTTCCAGTAAATATCGTCAAAATCTCCACTTCCAGTAATAGCAGCTTGCCTTTCTGCGATATTGTGTGCATACTGGCTTACCTTTATTCCCATCTGTTGCGCATCTGGATTATCCTTGAAAGGAAGGTCAATATTCATATTTAACAGCAGATCAAGGCAGTCTTTCTGGTTTTGATAGACTGTCATATCACCATTAATAATTTGATTTAAAATCGCCCGATACCATTCAAACGAACCTTCTGTGAATTTTTGCATAAAAATAGAGCCAGACCTCCTTTCTTCTTAGGATTTAGTCTGGCTCTCATGTGGCTCTCTGACTGTTATTCACTTGCTTTGAAGTTATATATAGGTTTGATAATATCAACTATTTCTACGGTATCTTTGATGTTATCAATAATTTCTTTCGGTGGTTTGTAAGCCATAGGGCTTTCATCAATCGTAGATTTCTGAACGGATGTTGTATATATCCCATTCATAGACTTCTCAAATTCTTCTAACGATATGTTTTCTTTTGCTTTTGACCGACTCATAATACGTCCTGCACCATGTGGGGCTGAACAATTCCAGTCCTCGTTCCCTTTCCCGAATGCGATAATGCATCCGTCTCGCATATTCATTGGGATAAGAACTTTTTCACCATGTCTAGCTGATATTGCACCTTTGCGAACAATGTTTGTATCGTGGTCAATATAATTATGAATTGTATCAAACCATGTATTTCTTTGGAGTGTCCAATTCATAGTGTAAAATATAGTGCTCTGTATACATCGTCTGTTTATTCTTGCAAATTCTTGACAGATTTTCATATCATGCAGATATTGTTTTCTGTGTTCTCCTGTCAAGTAACACAATTCTTTCGGAATACCCAGTTTGTCTGGCTTCCATTTTCGTTTTAATTCGTCAATACCATGTTGGATTTCCTTGCGTCTGCCAGAACGCTTGTATTCTTTCACCAATTTTTGTATTTCAGTTTCAAGCTTGTCTGTACCCTGCATGTCTTCTATGGCAATTTTTTGATATATTTCAGCTACTTGTTTCCCGAGATTCCGACTTCCAGTGTGAATTACAAGATAATTTACCCCTTTTGAATCAGTGTCAACTTCAATAAAATGATTTCCGCCCCCAAGTGTACCAAGGCTCCTGCGAATCCATTCGATATTTTTAAGCTGATGGAAGCAGTGAAGTTCTTCTAATTCTTCAAAATTTATGATTTCGTCACGTACATTTCTTCCTGCCGGAACATTGTTTCCTATTGCTTTGTCAAGGTTTTTTAAATCTATTGTCCCCACATCGGCAGGAATTTGTGTTGTAAGCATTCCACATCCAATGTCCACGCCAACAATGTTCGGAATTACTTTATCTCCGAGATCAGCAGTAAAGCCAATTACACATCCTGCTCCTGCGTGAACATCTGGCATGATTCGTACTTTGCATTCAGAAAATGCAGGCTGTTTTATCAATGTATAAATCTGATTTAATGCTTCTGGTTCGATGTTTTCTGTAAATATCTTCAAGTCACTCATAATGGCACTCCTTTCTGGCTCTCTGACTGGTTATTTATTTTTTGTTTCAACAACAGTTACGCTACCCTCGAATACTCCGAAATTAGAAGATTCCTGGAACGTGTGAGTCTCGGCAATATCATCATCAGTCATAGGGCGTGTGAGATACCATAGTGAATCATCTTTCCATGTAATTTCCTCTAACTTTTGGTTTGGTTCCAACTCTAATGTTGTGTTTCCGCCGCAATTTCTTGTGGAAGACTGGCATCCGGCCATTCCAAGCGTCAGTGATAAAACTGTTATTGCAACGATTATCTTTTTCATTCTGTGCATCCTCCATCATTCTCTGAACCACCAAATATGCTTATCAAGAATATCTGCTTTTACATCTCCGTCACAATAATAGTTGCATCCTTCATCTGCAAATTCTGCTGGTGTTGTAAATTGTTTTATTCCATCTGGTTCTAATATGACGCACGCCTGTTTTGAAATATAGTTTGATACAACAGCTGGTTCACTACGCCACCAGACTTTTCTTCCGATAACTTTTTTATCGAAATCAATCTCATTTAAGTTTATTGGATGCTCATTAAAATCATTAATCATGCACTTTGCACGTTCAATTCCGCCTCTTACATCGCAGAATTTTTCTCCGTTTCTGGTAATAAACACATTGCCAATCGTAGTTGCTTCAAATTCACCATGTCTGCATCGAGCGTAATTGTAAGGCGCATAATTTATTCCCCAACATACGGGTTCTCCTTCGAATTGAACTAAATTCTTGCAATTTGGTTTTTCGTCCCTAGGATAAGCCCATAAATCATTATTGCTGTATTTGCCGCCAATTGTATGTACATATCCTGCTATTTGTACAACAAAATACGGTTTTCCATTAATTACAGTGTCCCAACCCATTTGGCGTATTTTTAGTCTTGAAATATCCGTATCTCTGTCTATTAATTTGATGTTCATCATCTGATATTCTCCTTTTTATATATTCACCATAAACTCTTTCTTGCAGTTGCTACCCTTACATTTATACGGCATCCGATAAATCTTTGTGGTTGGGAAAATCTTTAAGGCTTTCTTTCCGCAAAACGGACAAATCACCCACTTTGTACCATTTTCCATTTTAATTTGTGCTGAGCCGTCCCATGGTTCGGGTATATTCATATATTCAGAGAAGTCTACTCCTTCTGATTCAAGTGCTGTTTTAATACTCATTTACCGTTGTCCTTTCTGATCAATGTCAAAATCGTCAAATAATTGTCCCCGATGTAATCTGCTTTCCATGTTTTAGAAAGATTTCCCGTTTGGTTGTATATTACGGTCGTATTCCCTGCCAGAAGCAAGCGCCTGTCTGGATAGAACCTAGTCGGGATGTTCATTCGATGGCATTCTCCCTCGATATTGTATGTGGTGTCAAGAAAATCAATGTCCGAGCCTGAATAAATAATTCTCATCAGCTCAGTCCATGAATCTTTCTCAGATTCGCATATCGGTCAATCAGAACGTCAAGTGTTGTATGCAACTGATTAATCGTAATGCAATCGTCCTGATGTTGTCTGTGATATTTTGCGATTTCTACAGATTCATCATAAAATGGTGTATCTGCCTTTTCGTCCACCGGTCTTTTTAACTCATTGTTATAAGCGCACATTTTATCCAGTTCAGCCTGAAGCTCGTTGATTTTATTATCCTTGTCTAAAATCTCATGTTGCTTCGCTTCTCTCTCATTGGCTAACCGAACAAGTTCTTCTTTCAACTGATCTACTGTCCAACTCTTCAAATCTTCAATTCTCATGGCATCCTCCCTTAAAGCTTAGTAAATATTTCCATGTCATAGTTATTTCGAATATAATCCACGCATTCAGACAACTTTTCTTTTAAGAACGGGTCGTTTGCAATGTCTGGATGTATTGAATATAGTGTGCAACTATCTTTTTTACCGTCTTTCTGAAATTTCTTCCAGTCAAATGTCATTACGAACAGCGGAATTGCTTTGAGATTTTTAGTCTTGTATCTTATATATAGATTGAATATCTTTTTGAACATTAGATTTTCCCCTTTCAATTACACTGTCTTTTCAAATAGATCAAGAATAAACTCCCGTCCCATCTGTACAATCCGTCTATGGTAGATCACTTTTCCGGAGTCCAATACTTTCAGTTCGTTCATTTTTCTCTTTCCTCCCTGTGCTTCATCTGGCACTCGATCATCTTTGCTATGTTCTCACGTTCCTGTTTTATTCCATGTCCCTGACGGAACAACTTACATTCGAGGATGTTTCCACATCTGGAACACTCGTCTTTAATTTCTTTTCCTGCTATTTGCATTTCTTCTCCCTTGTTGGGCGGATAATTAATCCATAATATTGTCCACGATCAAAATAATCTGTTGCTGTTTCGATACAGCGTGTTCTTAATTGTTTGTAAGCGTTTTTATAAAATTTCAAATCAGACATTATTTTGTTAATTGATTCATAGTCTAGGTTCTCCCAGCTTCGCAGCCATCATTAAAGATTCTAAAGTCTGCACAATGTTCACTGTCGCCATTACAGCAGGCGCCTTCGCATACTGTGTATCATTTACACGTGCAACAACATTTACATCCTTTTGTGTCCATAAACACCATCTCCTTAATTAAAAAAGTCCAGTGTGCCGACTTGAACGGCATAAATCTCCCAACGAGAAACACTGGAACCGAACGAAGTAAGAGAAAAAGATTCCAATGATTGCAGTTCATTGGAATCGGAAAGGCAGGAATCGAACCTGCGGCACATAGCTTACAATGCCATTGCTCTACCACTGAGCTACATTCCGTACCGCCTGTAACGGCCAGTTCTCCGAAAAGGGACTGGGTTGATTTCCACATCACATGCTTTCGGACCAGATGAAAATATCCAGATAAGCATTAACCTTTCCATCGTAAAACGCATGAACTAGATGGTTCTTTTAGAATTGCCGACTATCACTTCTCACGGCCCGTGGTCTCATCTCTCTAAAAAGTTTTTTACGCAAACGCCTAGTGAGTTGTACGTTTACGCTCATGCGTAAATCCACCTGAGACATAGACCGCCTGTATACAAACAGCTTAACTCTAAGCGGATTAAAGCGGAACGCCCGGAATCGAACCGGAGACCAGAGCGCGACTCTGTCAGTTTTCCACTAGCGTACATTCCACATAACCCGGGGTTTCCGGGTTAGCAATATGTTTATCGTGTTATGCTTTCCACTAGGCTGTTTTCTACCGTGCCGGCCCCACGGAGTTGTTTCGGATTTGGATATTAATGTCTTTTCGGCTAATGACGAAACCTTTTATACGCCTCTTGAAAACTTCCTGTCCTCAACGTGCACCTATTGACGACAATTTAACTCAGAGACTGTGCCGAACGGGGAATTATCTTCATTGAACAGGCTGTGCCGTTACACACCTTTCATAAAAATAATCCACATACACTCATTCAGCAGTTTTTTCTGTCCATAAAACGGATAGACAGCATATGGAAGAAATGGAAACTACAGGACTCGAACCTGTGACTTGTCGGTTATGAGCCGACCGTTCTGCCAACTGAACTAAGTTTCCTAAGCAGAGGGTTATTGCAGTTCAAGAGTAACTTCCTCTGCTGTTGCGATTCTTGCCCTCGCAGTCGCAACAAAGGGTCTAAATGCTGTTCTGCATAAGCAGAGTCCATCCGGGGCATTTGAAGCCCCTTTAATCATCCCCGTTGGGATAGATGGAACCAATTCGGAGGGGAACTATATCATGGCTAAACAATATAGTCCGACTAGGCTAGCGGGATTCGAACCCGCGAATACAGCAGTCAAAGTGCTGTGCCTTACCACTTGGCGATAGCCCATTATTTGTCCGGGATTTTACCCGGACTCGTGATAGAGTGATATATTTTATAAAATTTTAGAAAGCATCATGTCTATATTTGTACCGTTAAGTCCGCGCCAGTTACTTTGCAATGGGCGGGAAAAGTTATTCTCCATTGGGTTTCATCAACGCAGACCTAAGCTACTCTGGATGCCTCGACCTGTCAGATTCAAAGGCTTTCCCGAACCTGAGAACGACAGGCTTCTGCTTTTCTTGTATTTTCACCCGTTCAATCAGTATGGTGAACAGGGGAATTTGTATTGTGAATGCTAACCACATTGGGTTCTCCTTATAATCTAAAAATCACAACTGCATTAACTGCAAAACATATTTCCATCAATATAAATACTGCCGTCGCTATTGGATTGCCTTTCTTTTCGTCTTCATCCTGCGATATAAGAAATGCTAAAACCAATGTAAAAAATGCAATATCCAACATGGCTGCTACGAATTTTGCAAGAATCATTCTTTCTGTTCCTCTCCGATCATAAAATCAAGAATCTTACCGGCGGTCTCGTCTTCTGGCTCGAATGGCAGGCCGCATGTACAGTACTTCTCAATCGCTGTTTTAAGGCTTGCTTTGAAACCATTGTAAACTTCTCCATGTGCAAGAAGTTCATTTCTCAAAACGGCTATTGCGTACGTAACAGTTACAGAGTTAGTATTGTTCATTCTTCAAGTCCTCCATTTCCTTTACGCTGATTCCGACTATCCCGGCGCTATCTTTGCTGTCTGTAGCTTTGAAGTGTGCTTTAGGATGCTGCGGGTACATAAACTCGAACATGAGGTAATTTGCTGCATCCACGAGATATTCTGTGTTTCCGGTGGAATTATATTTCTCAATACACCGTTCCATGGACGGAAGTGCCTGCACGTTCCCGGTTTTGAAATTCTTCCTGGCAGGACCGTATTTATGATAGCTTACCTCGACTCGATTCTTACGAAGTTCATCAAAGCGTTCACTGTATTCTTCTGACATATAAAAACCTCTTTTTTATTTTTTTGAGAAAAATTGAGTCGGCGTTTTTCCTATCTCCTTCGGAAATATTGTTCCAACGCTTCTCTGGTGATCTGCGATACGCTTTTGCCGGTTCGGTTCTTTTCGGCTATAAGTTTTCGTTCTAGCTGATATGTGAGACGGATTCTGATTGATTCGCCTTGAGGGTTATTCTTTTTCATAGGCAGTGTCCTCAGCTTACAATTTCAATAGGATATCCGAAATGTTTCTCTAATTCAGCTATTGTTATCTTACGCGGTTTCTTTATTTCAATATCAACACGCTGTACTGTGCCATTTTCGGTTTTTGCAATTCCTTTTCCAGTGTAGTTTTCGGTTTCTTCATTTGCGTAGACACTTAAATGTTCATATCCATATGTTCTACACCATCTTGCAGCTAAGTCGGCAATTTTCCTCAAGTCTTCCCTTTCATCTCCAAATAATTCAGAATACCGAACTGCTTGTTCAAACTCACTCGGTCTTATCTTATCAGGAGATATAACCTGCTTGTATGGGCTTCCGACAAAACGGAAAAATCTGCATGGTTCCATTGCTTTTTCACCTTTTGGTAAAGAAAAACCTTGTGCGACCGCTTTCTTTAATAAGTGTTCGGATTCGATATCGCTTTCTGTAACAACAGATTTGTTCGTAAAATCAATCATTCGCATTGTCCTCCAGTAATTTATATAAGGTGCCTCTTGAAATTCCCATAATTTCTGCAAATTGGACTTTCGTGATCTCTCCGCTCTGCCATCTGGTCTTAGTGTTTTCAAAAAGTTCCTTATCAATTTCTTTTTTTGCACGTCCCTTGTACTTACCCTGAGCTTTTGCAATTTCTATGCCCTCTCTCTGGCGTTGTCGAATGTTTTCACGTTCTCTTTGAGCCACATAAGAAAGAAGCTGAAGCACGATATCTGAAATTAATGTGCCTGTTAAGTCTCTGTTTTGGCAAGTATTAAGTAGTGGCATATCCTGCACAATGATGTCTGCGCCGATTTCTTTAGTGATTTTTCTCCATTCGTCGATAATTTCTTCATAATTCCTTCCCAAACGGTCAATCGAATGAACTACCAGCACATCTCCTTTATGCAGTTCTGAAATCATCTTCTGGTATTCGGGACGGTCAAAATCTTTTCCGGATTTCTTGTCCATATAAATCTTTTCAACTCCATCCGTTTTCATAGCTTCAATCTGTCTTGCTTCGTTCTGATCTACTGTTGATACTCTTACATAACCTATTTTCATATATACACGCCTCCGTTTCGTTATAAGTCAATTATACACTGTATTGTGTGTAATATCAAGCAATTTATACACGTTTTTGTGAATTTTAATTGATTTTTTCAACGTATGCGTTTATTATGTAATTAGGAGGTGGTATTTTGGTATCTCAAAAAATCAAACAAATAATGAAGATGAAAAAAGTTACAAATGTTCAGGTGGCTGAATATCTTGGCACTTCTCCGCAAGCACTGGCAAATAAATTTTCAAGAGAAACATTATCTGCCGACGAGATGATTTCTATTTTAGAATTTCTCGGTTGCCGGATTGTTGTTGAAGCAATCCCGGATGTTGTCATTCAATTCAACACTGATGATCTTAAAAGGGAACCGTGATGGTTCTCTTTTTTTATGCCTTAATTAGTTCCCGTCATTGAAGCAACAGTTAAAGTTTATTCTACTCATATTTAAACTCTCCGCAGCGGAGAAATCAGGAGCTGTGCCCGTTTTCTGGCAGAGAAACCATTAAGGCTTATGGCTTATCGTGTTGCAATCACTATCCCTGCCATGGTGAACTCTTTTTTTGTTTTTTTTGGAATTTTTAAGCCTTGCTGTTAGAGGAGGCTTTTTTAATTTTTCGGGAACTCGGAGTACTCACTCGGCGTGTGCTGGGGCTTATGTACACCCCCTCCCGGTATCCATACCGGACGCTACCAGGGAAGCCCGCCGCCCCATGGGTTCCCGCTTCCCTGGCTTAACGCTGGCCTTTAATGGCCTGCGGCAGTGATCGAGGAAGCGCTTCGGGGTGTAAATCTGTTGTAATATTGCACAAATATTTCTGTTTTATCATCTGTCCAAAATGGGTACACCCTAAAAGAACATTGAACATTACTATATATTGTGTGTTAATACCAGAGGCCACAACATATTGTTATAGTTCCGGTTTTTCCATCTCTGGAAGCTCAAGCGCCGCCCTGTGCTTATCCGCGATCTGCTGCGCTGTCTGGTGTGGTATGCCATCCTGCTGTGACGTCTGCACTGGTGCTGTCTCCGCCATTCCATAAGCTGCTTTTGCAACAAAAATCAAATTGGCATTTGTACCGGGCTGATTGTTCAACCTATTGACTGTGCAATTCTTGCAGATATCGAACCATTTTTTAACCGTGGTGCCATGCGATGAGCTTGTTCTATAGTCCCCGCGCATCCAATCACTAAACGTTGACCGGTTAATATTAACTAAAAAGCTAAATACTTCTAATGTCGGTAACACATTGTATTTACTGCATATCCTGACAAATATATTAAATATATTATCTAATAACTCTATATCATCATTACTCGGTTTAGGTATTCTATCAGCGATATAAAAAATCATATCAACAAAACTATCAGCAACAGCAGCTTTATATTCTTTCTGTGTGTCAAATTCTTCTGGAGTTACTTGTAACACAGTGTTTATATATTCATCCACGAGCCTGTATATATCATTCTCATATACTTCTATTCCCTGTTCTGTCACTGTTGTATTACTCTTTTTCACTGTATCACCTCCAAAAAATTGAAATAAAAAAAGACGACAAAAACACGTTCGCAGATACACTCTGGGACCTTTCTAAGTCCCTTTCTTCTTTCCGATCTGCTCGGTTTTAATCGTCTTCTAATAGTCTTAATTATCTCTTATTGCCTTTCGGCTTATTCAGTTGTTAATTCTGTTTTATCATACTTTTATATTACTGTCAACAGTATATTTGATTTTATTTTTACTGTTACATTGCTCTTATTAACTATATATATCTATACGGTACTGTATAGTATGTATATTAATAAACTCTAGGTTTCTAGAATCTTGGAGGGGATTATATAAACAGTTATTATATATTTATACATCTTGTAATACGGTCATTTTCCGGCATATAACGCACAAAAAGCCAGACCTTCCGGCACCTTGTCCGGCGTGATCTGGCTGCTAAATTCTTATTCTTTTCGCGCTCTGGCTACCGCTCCCCTCCTGAGTTCCGTCGCCTGTCGTTGATTTTATTTTATCCACATCGGTTTTAAAAATCAAGCCCCAAAATAAAAAAATTTGCTTGACAGCTTCGGCGGTTTTGTGGTAAATGTATTTTAACAGCTTCGGCGGTGGGGCTGTTTACCGGCTGAGTGCCGCGCCGTCGTTACGCCGCCAGAATAAGACGACAAAAGCCCCCGGGATTATCTCTCAGGGGCTTATTTTGCGTCTTTCCAAAATGGAAATATTAAAATCACTCTTAACTTGTTCTTCCATGTATGAAACCTTGTACAAAATATAGTCTAGCTTCTCTACACTCTTCCTCGTTCCCGTCAACCAGAACTTCTCCAATGGAACTAGCGTTTGACTCATATTGTAAAGCTAAATCTAATATACTCTGTAATGTATCACTTTGCTTTTTCGCTTCTGACAAATTTAATATTTCTTGCATTTTATATTTTAAAATCGTTTTCTTTTTTGCTAACTTTCCAAATTCCTCGCCCTGTTTAAAACAATACCACTTATTCACATCCATCTTGTAACGCTCCCATCGTTTTATTATATAAAACATCACTATAATTATTCAATAATTCTTCGGCGGTTTTCTGCCATTGATATTCTTCTTCTGTTAATTGATCCAGAATTTCCTCATCAGGAATAGAATATTTTTCAAATGCAGCAACTTTACTACAGAATATTCTATGATGATCTTTTACAAGATAAGTGTCAATACCATAAACACAGTTATTAACAGTTGTAAGTTTATAGCCCATACTTTCTGCATACTTTAATGTACTTTCTAACATAATGTAATCCTCCTTATTTTTATGTTCCAATATGGCTCTACTTTAAATAATGTAAAATTTTATAATACTTTTTACATTCCAATATGGGACTACTAAACTCTACTATATTATATCACATATAAAAGTGACTTGAAAGTTAAATTTCATCAATAAGTAATATGTGTTTCTTTTGTTATTTTCTCAACAAGTTCATCCAATTCTTTATATCTACTCAATAAATATTTTAATTCTTCGATAGTTATTTCTCTTTCTTCTTTAGTTACATCATCACAAATACATACTTTCCCACTACTCCATGATGTGATGTTTACTCCAAAAGTAGTGTTATATTTTTTATTCAAAAACTCTCTTTTCAAGATTGAATATTCATCATGTTCTAAGAAATATTCCCTTTCTTTATTTTCACATTCTTTTAGTTGTCTATGAAAAACTTCATCAACATAATCATCGTATGTATCATATGCACTTTTTATATTGACCGATTTAATTGATCGTCCACCAATAAATCTTATTTTTCCATAAGTATAAGTATCATCAATTAATTTTCTTGTATCGTTTCTTTTTATCCAGGATTTTAGCGAAACAGTTTTTACATCTCCCCATTTGTCTTTTGGTAAATTTTCTTCATCTTCTTTAAATTTCTCAAAAAGATTTAATATATAACTCAATTTCCCATCTTGTAAACCATCAACGAATGCAATTTTATCTTCTCTCGATACTGTATGTTCACAATCATAAATTACACATTTTTGGTGGTATAATTTTAATTCTTCTATTTTCCACTCAAACATAAAAACACCTCCTGAAACTTAGGTTTCATCATCCAAATACTTTTTCTCCAAATATTTCTTCTGGTTCTCGTTCCTCAAACTCTGACCATCTGATTTCTTCTGTATTAAAATCACTTTCTGTACATTTATCATCATCAAATAAAGAGATTTCGCCCTTACTATATAAATTCCATACCGCTTTTGAAATATTCTCTTTTGGATCAAATGACGGTAAATCATCTTTATGATTTTCAAGCCATTGTTTCACTTTCTTTACATCTTCATCTGAAAGATGTACTGTGTACCATGTCATTCCAATAACTTCTATGTCCATTCCCATAATATTTACCTCTTAACATTATCTTCTTTAGCCATTTTGTAAATGGTTTCAAGTTTTACTCTCTTAATCATTTTCTTACCTCCGCTTTATTTCCAGCGCTTTACAATGTCCCCGTCATAATGATCCGGCGCGTCTTCGTCCGGGTTGACACTTTCCAAGACGTAAAACTCCGTCCTGTGTTTCCGACTTATTTTTTTAAAGCATTATATAGGACTCTCCGTCTCCGTCATACTCGTTTGCTGCCTCTTCCGCCTCTTCCAGGCTGGAATAAACACCAATTGTTTCATAGCTGGGTTTTTCAACAACTTCGATTTCCATTGAAGTTGTTTCTAATGTGTCTATAAAGCCCGTCTGCACGAGCTTTCCTTCGTCCTCGTCAAACTCGAACTCGTTTTCCTCAATCACATATTCCTCAACTGAGTAAAACGTCATATTGTGATTTTCAAACTTGCTGACGCTTGTCTTGCGTTTTACAAGTTCCTTTTTAGCCTCTTCCAGATCGTCAAACGTTTTTATGTATTCAGGGGAAGGATCTAACGCTGTGCATCCTTCTTCAATATTCTTTCTGTTTTTGTAGTTAAATTCCGCCGTTCTTTTCACCAAATCATATTTTATCATGTTCCTATTCCTCCTCTTCCATATCAAGCCAAATTTCACACTGTTCGCCGTCCTCCTCGTAGCTGACAACCTCGCCAGCTTCCAGGCGTTCCCGCCAGTCTTCCGGGTAGTTTTCCGGGATGTAAATACAGTTTCCCGGAAAGAACTGGTTGTTGCGTTTCTCATTGACTAAATATTCCATTTTGCCCTCCTTACGTCCTCTGCTTTGCATTGTTTTTAATCAATCCCGGTAACCTTAACCCGGGTCTGTAAAATGTCCTCCGCAGATTCCAGAGCCTCGAAATCCACGATATACTCCTCACCATCCTGATATACGGCGATTGCTCCAGACTCTAACAGCTCTTCGCCGTCCCCGTTCCCATCCCAGAGCTGGCCGAAGAAATATTCTTTACCAGCTTCAATTGTGTCCTCTGTTCCGAGGACATATGACAATGTGTTTAATTTCATTTTTGCTCCGACTCCTCTCCGCCCCTCCTGGGGCTGTGTGATTGGTTCAACTCATTCTTTTTAAGATTTCTTCTTTTAACAGTCTGGATTCAAAAAAATCATTATTAGTCGCATATTCATAAAGCAACTTTTCGTTTGAAAGCTTCAGCATATCGTAAACTTCTTGCTTTCTCTTTGATATTTTTTCTTGATCTTCCTGTACCCTTTTCAACCTTGCATCAACTACTTTTAATGTTTCGAGATTGTACAAATCTTCACCGTTCAAAATTCCGGATTTTATTAATTTGTACTCTACTAAATACATTTTATTTCGAATTTCGTCATAATACAAATAGTTTGATTCATCAATAACTTTTACAATTTTAAAATCAAAGTCATCATTTTTCAAAATATCTTGTTGTATTGACCTGTTATTGTGTTTTCCTCTTGCGATTTCTCCCTTGTGGACTTCCGCACGCTTTTTTAATTGTGTAGAAGAACCTATATATTTCTTTCCGGTTCTTCTATTTGTTATTGTGTATACTCCGCATCGGTCTTTATCTGGAATATTGAATAAATCACTCATTCTGTAACCACTTCCTTTCTATGGTTACAGTATATATTATTAGTGCTTAATTGTCAATAGTTATTTGTGCTTAATTTACATTTTTTTCATTCTATCCATTTTATCAAGTTCTGCAAGAATTAATTCCCTTGCGAACGCGTTTGTTTTTAATCCATATGCGTTTATTCTGTCAAGTGTTCCCTGCGGTAAGATCACATTTATTCTATCCTTATTTTTCATACATTTCTTTACTGCTTCTCTATTCTTTATTGCTTTTTCTTCTGCTGTTAATTCTGCCATGTTTATTCCTCCTTTATTTTTCTTCATTATAATATGCGTGTGCTTAATTGTCAATAATTTTAGTGCTTAATCATAATGCACAATTTACCATAAATAATTAGTGCTTAATTTGTATATTATGTCAATTGTTATTAGTGCTTAATTAGTGTATTATATAACTATCAACAGAGAGCAAACAACCCGGACACAGAGCCGGGAGAAAGAAGGAAAAAAGCATGAATAGAGAAGAAAGAATAACAAGAGTAATTGAGTTATTAAACAGTTATGATGAAAACATCCAGGGCGCCGCTGAATGCGGTATCTCCGCTGAGGAATTGTGGAATACGCTTTACGCGCCACACATTCAGGCAATCATGGACGAGAATAGATAAGAAAAGCAGCCCGGACGCAAAGCCGGGAGAACGGAGAAAAAAACATGATTAAATTTTTAGACTTATTCAACACAATGCACTGTGATTTCTTTGAAATCCAGAAAGGCAGAAAAAGTGAATTTGTAGAATGGGAAATGAGCGGGAAAATGCTTCAGACCTGCAAAAAATATTTTGATGATTGGGTGATTGATTTCTATATCACAAGATCAAACAAGAATAATGAGTTAGGGCTTGTTATTAGACTGGAGGAAATAAAAAATGAGATATAACATCTATCTGGGCCAGATTGAAAAGGCCCACACAAAAAGAAAGCTGGCGAAGCTCCTAGACCTGATCGGGAACGACTTCACCGGGATTAACTCCCAGCAATATGAAGAATTAAGATTCTTGATTCTTTATAAAATGGCGGCATAAAAAAGAATCCGGACGAAAAGCCCGGATTCCCCCCCCCACAGTATAAATTGTAAATCATTAAAATATCAGCAAAAACAGAATATCACAGAAAAGGAGAAAAATCAATGTGTAAAATAATCCCTTTCCCGGTTCAGGAGTCAACCGGATTCATAAATTTAAAACAGTTCTTTGAAGTTTCTGGAACTGTAAAAACCACAGAGTTTTACCTTGGAACCGCTGAAGAATTAGCAAGGCAAAACAAAATAACACAGTCAGAACTGCTGACACTTCGCAGTATTGGACGTCAAAAACTAAAGGCGTTAGAAAGTCAGACAGCCGCTGCGGTTGCCACTCCCGGGTTATATATGTACACGCCGGAAATGGGGCAAGAAAAGCCAGAATGTCAGATCGACGCAAGTCTGAGTTATTACGGTGACCACTGGTTTTTAACAACTAAATTAAGTCTAAAAGGGCGTGGGATTCGTCTTGATAAAACGGAAAACGATACAAATTATTATATCGTTACGGAACGCGCTTTCGAGAAGCTAAAAACAGAATACAGTATATCTAAAGTTAATTATTTAGATTAATCCCTCCGGCGGCGGTCAAGCCGTAGCCCCAACGCAACCGCCGGATTTCAAAAAAAATAAAAAAGAGAGGTAAAAGAATATGAGTAAATATTTTAAAAACGTAAAAAGCTACAAGGATTTAAAAGAGCAGTACAAGAAACTTTTAAAAGAAAATCACCCGGACAACGGCGGAGACCTGGACACAATGAAAGACATTAATGTGGAATATGATATTTTATTCCCACTCTGGAAAGATCGCGCCGCAACTGCTGACAGTCTGACAGAAGAAGAAAAGACAGAGACAGCCAACGGAACCCGTCGCACATTCTACACCGACAACGGCTGGGAGGGTTCCAGATATGACAGCCATTTGTCATTGAAAGAAATCGCAAAAATTGTTAGAGGATATGTGAAAGAAAAATATCCAACTTGTAAATTTAGCATTCGCACACATTACGCGAGTATGTGCCAGTCATTAAGCGTTGATTTGTTGGAGTTCCCTGAAAGAATGTATAAGACAGCCGAAGAATTAAAGAAAAATTATTGGGAAGAATGCACATATAAAGACAAAGACGGAAAAGAACATACTTATAAAAACATCAG